CCGTCTTCCAAAGATTAACGGTCTGATAGAGCTTTCCATGCACAGACCGATTAAACCAGACGGTACACTGAAAAGTGTCACGGTTACACACGAACCTGACGGCAAATGGTATTTTTCAATCCTGATTGAGTATCAAGCCGAAGAAGTTGAATTATCAGACGGGTTGCAGAAGTTTTTCCCTTCCGGTGATATCAATGCAATTTCCAAAATAGGGCTTGATATGTCAGTACCTTTCTTATATATAGATTCATCAGGAAATAAACCGTCTTATGAGTTAAACGGAAAAGAGATAAAATTCGTTAAGCAGTATCGGAAGCTTGAGAAGCGCATTGCCAAAGAACAGCGCAGACGTTCTCACATGGTTAAAAATTCTAACAATTACAACAAGCAGAGCGAGAAAATCGCCAGGCTGCATGCGAAAGCCAAGCATCGCAGGGAAGATTTTCTGCATCAGATTGCTGTAAGGCTTGTCAGAACTTATGATGTGATTGCGATTGAAGACCTCGATATGGCAGCAATGAAAAAGGCTCTCAGCCTTGGGAAATCCGTATCCGATGTCGGATGGGGAAGATTCACGGCAATCCTGGAGGAACTCTGCCTGAAATACGGAAAGATTCTTGTACGTGTCAGCAGGTGGTATCCTTCCTCTAAGACTTGTCATCATTGCGGATATAAAAACGATGATTTGCAGTTATCTGAGAGGATTTATGTCTGCCCGGTATGCGGAAATATTATGCCCCGTGACAAAAACGCAGCCATCAATATCCTTGAAGAAGGACTAAGAATCTTGAAAGAGAATATATTTAGACCATCAGTAGAGGGATATTCTAAGCCCGCTCTGATTACTACGATTGCATAAAATGCAGTCTTTTGGCAACACGACAACCTTACCGGTGGAACATCGGAGTAGCCTGCCGAGCTACGGGGTCACGCTTACAGACGTGGCATAATATGTCACCCGGATAGACAGGAAAAGAGAGAGCCTGCGGGCTCGAAGCCTGTGTCTTTAGACTGGCTTCTTCGGAAGCCTGCTTCTTTAGATGCGGGTAGTTCACATACGTAAATGTTAAAACCAAGAAAGGAGATTTTAAAGTCAAAATACCACACACCCAAGAGTATGTGGCTTGTAATACTCACCAGAGTGGATATCTCAAACCAACACGGCCCTCAAGGCTGGGCTTACCGCTGACATTGTGGTTCGTCCGCATTTAGGCCAGATGCCATCTCTACTCCCACAACAGTACCTGGAAATCCTTCATGGGTCTCCGCGGCTTCGGGACACTTGACAGGTACAGCTTACGGTCAGGCTGTTAAGCCTTAAGGTACACCATACCATGCCCCCGTTGTAAAATTATATATTACTTTATTATGAAAAAGCAAGAGCGGCCTGGGAAAGAATACAATTTTCTTTTTCAGCAAAATCCGGCATATTGTATGTGTAAATACAGCCAGGATACTGGCAAAAAAAATAAAGAAAGGAATAAAAAATATGAAGATTAAAGAAATCAAAACAAACGGAATTGGAACTGTTGAGGGTATTGTTATTGCTTTGGAAGAAAAGGCAAATAAAAATAACAGCAGCTTTATCAACATGACTGTCAGTGATGGCGAAACTCAGGTTGTCGCCAAGGTCTGGAACGCAGACCTTGAAACATTTAAGTTTAAAACAGGACAGGCGGTTCTTGTGGAATTAAAAATGGAGGAGTATAAAGGACAGAAAAGTTATGTCGCCCGTGAAATTACTGCATCTTCTGCTGACCCGGCACTGTTTATTTGCGGCGCTCCGGTAAAATCAGAAGAGATGTATAACTTCCTCTATAAAACCGCTGGAAGATGCGGCGTGTATGCGTCAACGGTCAAGAAGATTCTTGATGACAATAAAGACCATCTGATGTTCTGGGGCGCTGGCAAAGCAGTACATCACAATATCAGAGGCGGGCTTTTATATCATACATACCGTATGACAAAAACGGCTGCGTATATTACATCTGTATATAACAAAGAGCCGTCAATGCTGAAAGGCTGTCGTGACATCAATACAGAACTTCTTGTTGCCGGCTGTATCCTGCATGACATCGGAAAACTGTGGGAACTTGATACAAATGAATTTGGTGCTTCAGATTATACTGTGAAAGGAAACCTGATGGGGCATTCATTTATTGGCGCCGAGCTTGCGGGCAAGACCGCCAGAGAGCTTGGTGTAGATGAGGAAAATGTGATGCTTCTTCAGCATGTAATCCTGTCTCATCATGGAAAATATGAATGGGGTGCTGTCACCCTTCCGGCAATCCCGGAGGCTATGATTCTGCATCATATTGATATGATTGATGCCGATATGTATCAGTTTGAATCACAGGCAGAAGCCTTAAAGCCAGGTGAAGCGACAAGCAATCTGATTTTTGGCTTAGACCAGAAAGTTTATAGACCGACATGGAGGGTTCCGGTGGAAGAAAAGAAGTAAAGTGTTTATTAAGTTTTAGATTTTTGGATTTTATTTTCATATTGCCCGCAGCGAATGCTGCGGGTTTTATAATAACAATCAAAAAGAGAAAAATGATTAATAAAATTTTTGCAATAAATGTCAATAAAAAAAAAGAAGCCTATTGAGGCTTCTTCGGTATGTATTCTATCTGATTCGTGATGTCGTCGACGACAAAGTTGTTTTTTCGATAAAACGCAGCAAGCTTTGCATAACCTTCAGGAGTTTTTTCATCAGGACACATATGCCCGTAAATTTTTGTATATCCATCAACAACAAAGCTAAGAAACTCTTTTAAGTATGAAAGCCCGGCAGACCCAATACCTATATGCTGTCTTTCTTCGTCAACAGTTATATCTACTAATTCGACTCTACCATCCTTAGAAACTGAGACGTCTATAGATATTGATGAGGAATTATTGCATCTTGGTAGTGCGCCTTCCATGCTCCATACACCGAGAATTTTGTAAAATGTCGTAGTGCCTATTGCGCTAGATGAAACATTTGCAACATAGAAACCAACATATTCGCCATTTGGAATTTGAATAATTTTTGAAAATTTTTTATATCCATTTACGCCACGACCATTAAGCCATTTGGCAAAATTTTGAATACTATACATGTTTATCACCTCTCTTTATGTTTTTTGTCATAATTAAAATGCTGAGTGGTGATAAACTTAAAAAATACTTATAAGTGCTTATTTATATAAACGCAAATTAAATTTAAAACAACTATCATACAAATCGTTAAGCTCTTTTTCACGATTTTTGTAAATGTTATTGTTGATTTCACCGCACTTTATAATATCCTGAGCCATTTGATTTGCAATATGCCAAAATGCATCATGCCGAAGGATAGAGTCTGAAATATGTCTGGCAAACACATGTGCAGAACAATATTCTGCGTATCCGCGAAATTCAAAAGGAACATCCTCAATTGTAATTTTGCCGTCTCTCAAATCTTGAATACATTGTGTTTTCATACCATTATCTACATCGTATTTTGAATAATAATCTTGGCTTTTCATTAATTCTTACCTCCATTTTTTTTGTATACATATAATATGCAGAAAAACATATAAAAAGTTCATATGAAGCATATTTTTTTTTGAAAAATTGTGTAGATATGAATTCTTAAACTTAAAATAAAAAGGTAATGCCTGCCGGCAGGATTGCCGGGAATAAAGAAGAAAAGGCAAAAATAGCAGGAAAAGGATTTCCTGCTCTGTGTTTTTTGTCTTGCGATTTTCGATATTCAGTTTTTAGTTTGATTCTTTTTTGGAATCGATTTCGGATTTGATTTCTTTAACGTACGCCTCGTCAAGCTCAAAATCTTTTGCAATTTTTTCAACTGATAATCCGTAATTAAGTAATATACCAATATATTTTAAGTCTGCTTCATGTAAAACTTCTTCGAATACTGAATACATCTTGTTTGTTCCTCCTTGGATTGAATTTGTAATAGTTAATATGCTTAATTATTGTGTTTTTGGAATTAACGAAGAACGGGAAATCCCCGGTCGACAAAAAGTCGTCCGTGGGTCAGATGTTCCGGTTTTAACTTTGCACGCGGGTTTGAATCCCCGTTCGTGCATTGCACTCAGCCTGGCGGATTCGTTTGCTAGCCTCTGCGAGGCTTGGTAACGACTACGGCAAATCCGTGGAGTTATCAAAAATTAAACTATTTTGCATATTATATTTAACAAATACAAAACGACAGGAGGCAAAAATATGTACAAAGGAAGAGAGAATTATGAAACCGTTAAACACCTGATGACAGGTGAAGAATGTATTGTAACCGGATATGGCCAGTCCATGACGCCAATTCTGAAATCCGGGCAGTCTGTAAGATGTATTCCGGTGACTGAAGAAACCGTGCTGAAGAAAAACGATATAGTGCTGTGCAAGGTTGCGGGGCATTTTTACCTGCATAAGGTTTCTGCAATTAAGGGCGGAAAGACATTTCAGATTTCTAATAATCATGGGCACGTAAACGGATGGATTGGAAAGAAGTGTATATACGGTTTGGTAGTTGAAAAATTTTGAGATTTTGTAGGGGCGAAGGCTCCTTTTTTTTGTGGGGTTTTTAAATATTTTTTTATTTTTTTTATCGCAAAATTGTTTTGGCATATTAAAAATGCTAATTAAAATTAAAAATTTGTTTTGCCGGCTAGGACCGGTAAGAAAGGATGGAGAACTATGATGAAATTCAGAACAGAAGCAGAGGCACGTGAGGCATTCGCAGCTTTCAGAGAGCTGCGTGCTAATAACTTGGTAATCAACCATGTACTCTATAGCGGATGCGTAGAGTACGGTTATCCATGCCAGTATAGCAACGGCCCATGCTGTTGCGAACCTGGCTGCTGCCCATTTGGGCAGGAGGAGGTGCGCCTTGACGAGGAATTCGTTAAGACGCAGTTTGCCAAGCTGCACCTCGCTAGCGATATTGCGCGTGCGGAGGAGCATATCCGCCGTGCGCGTGAAATAATTCAGAGTTGGGAGTAATTCTCCCTCTCTCTGGATAACATGTCCCAAAGGAGCCAGCAAAAAGCTGGCTGTGTCCAAACAGTGTACCATCACCAGGAAGCTTCGGCTTCCTTTTTTTTGTGTCTTTTTGTATCTTTGTATTTTGTTGTGTAAGGTTTAGCCGTCGCATTCCAGTGACTTTAGACGATGATTCGGTGAACTTACGTTCACCTTCACCAGACGTGGACGGGGTTTCAGACTTTCCGTACACGTCCAGCAACCTTCAAACCGACGGACAACCAGAGGTTGGCCGCGGTCTCCCGTCCATCGATGAGTTGGACGGTTTTTTTAATGCTTTTTTTGATGCTTTTTTTGCTTTTTGTCGTTTTCTATCGCGAAATTTTTTTGGCATATTGAAAGTAACAATTAAAACAATTTGTATATGCCGGCTAGGACCGGCAAGGAAGGACGGTAATTATGATGAAATTAAGAAAAGGTTTTGACCTTGAAGCAATGATGAAAGAGAGAAGGCTCTGCTTCGATATGGAGCAGTTGCTTGAGGTTCAAAATCCAGGTGAGAGCTTTGCTCTCACCAACAAACTCACTAAGGACAACCCGCAGATAATGGACGACGAATACGTCGAGTCCATTATCGCCCAGCTCTATGAGCTGGGTTCTGGGCAACTTTTTGTGGATTACGCCTTGTGTGACCTTGACTACGCACGTAGTCAAGTCACCGGACGTCCAATGCTGAAGACGCTCAGCTCACTCGACTGATAGTCTTCATCAGAGAGAGGCAAAAGCTTCTCTCTTTTTTTGTGGTTTTTTTGATATTTTTTTTGAATTTTTTTATTTCAGAAGTCTTTCGGCATATTGAAAGTGTTAATTAAATTAAAATTTTGCATGCCGGCTTACCGGTAAGAAAGGATGGATAACATGAAAAAAATTACAAACAAGAAATACGAAGCAATCATTCAGGCAAAGAACATCATTTCACAGTTATGCGAGGATGGAGCAATGGATTATGTTGAGAGTGGTGTTGACGTTGTTCGTAATACCTGTCTGATGAAGGCTCCGGCCTTATTGAAGGAAGCTCTGTTAACAGTGCTGACATCTGGAACCATTAGTGATAACGGTTTTCAGATGCCTGCAACCGCGTGCTGCTGTGAAAATTTCGCAGTGACACGGAAGCAAATGAAGAGGCATTCCCTGAGCCTCTTTGTATGTGACCCGCTGGATAGAAGAGCCGATGAAGACGGGTGTTTCACGATGCCAGTCTTCGGCAGAGTCTTCGTAGAAAAGTAATTTTTTGGCCTTCAGAGCAATCTGGAGGCTTTTTTATCGTGATTTATTTTTTGCATACTATAAATAACAAAACTTATATCTGATAAAGAACGGAAAAAACATGGTTGAAATTTTCGTTCTATCCCCTTGCAGCGAAAACTGGGGCGCTGATTTTTTAATAGATTAAATTCCTTTTTCGCAGTTCTGCAAAGCAGAACGATGACATAATTTCCTCCTATTTAAAAAACAGACATCTTTGATGTCTGTTTTTTTGCTCTAATTTTTCAAACTGTTCTGAACCCTTTTAACATAAGCTGCTATATGCGGTGCTGTCTGCTCCAGACCATCCGGGTCTTCCAGGCTTAACCTGAAAGCTTCTGCAAAATATTCTGCATTGTTGCATATATTCTCATCTTCCAAATCGTATTTCTGCTGTAAGGCTGCTGCCTCCGATTCGTGTGATTGGGTGACTACGTTAGAGTCAGAACGCCCGGTAGCTGATACCTGGAAATCTACCGCATGCCCGAGCTCGTGATAGATGGTATCTTTAAGGCTTACGGCATCACATCTGAGATACATTTTCCTCTCATCAATTCCGCCTCCAGATTGTATGTATGTCAGGCCGTTGACAACCATTCCTTCATCCATGTCGGCGGTCGATTCGCATTCAAGGTATGCGGCGGGATTGTTGCACATACAGATTTCATAACTCTGTAAAATCTGGATGTATTGGTCATCAAGCGTATTGAAGATATCTGTGGCAAGTCCGATATACAGATTGCATGCATCGGTTTCACCAAAGATGTTGAAATTGTATTTCTGCGTTTTGCACAAATACCCATTGTATACGTATCCGAGATTCGTGTAAGACCATTCATCTCCCTCATTTCCAAGTATGCTTATAGATTCTCCTTTTTTGTATGTTCCGACAATCTGGCTGTTCGCATCGGCTGCCTGATGGATGTTGAGGTCAGTAACCGTGTAACAGATACCCTCCGGCGGGTCTGGCTTTGTGTTGTAAGGCGATAGGTCTTCAACCGGTGCGGGCGTTTGTTCGGTTGTCTGTTCTGGTGTTGCCGGCTGCTCCTCGACTATCTGCTGCCCGGAGTCTGAAATTCTCAGGTCTGGCAGGTCTGCCGTTGCAAATGCCGGTATATTAGTTGTTAAGATTGCTGCTGTTAAGGCAGCAAGTGTAAGTATCTTTTTCATTTCTTTCCTCCTTTTGCTGCATATACAATATGCAAAAAATCCGCAAAAATTTGACAATTTCAAAAACGGCTGTTAAATTAAAAGAAAAAGGAGGTAAGAATATGTGTCGTGCCGTTTCGTATAATGCAGATGCCTGCTGCAGAAAGTTATATTCCTCTTACAGCTCCGCAAATACACCGAGAAGAGCGAAAATAAGCCTTAAAGAAAGCCATGTGATGATTCGCGCCCTGCAGGTAAAAATAGCAAGAAAAGAAGACAAAAAATATTCCCTTGATGAAAAGGTCGTGCCGTTCATCGGGTTTGAGGAAGCAGAGTTTGTGAAATCCATGAAAAGGTCAAAGATAGATAAAAAAATAGTTTTGGAGGCAAGAAAAAAAAGTACAAAAAATGAAGAGATAAAAAGGTTATGCTCCGCCTTGACAAAACTGCAGAATCAGCCTGATTGCAGTTATGAATTATGTACGGCATTGTATGATGCCCGGCTGATGATGGGGTCGCTGCAGAGAAGACTGAAAGATGATGAAGATAAAGATGAAGATATACCGTTTAACTAGGCGCCGGATTTTCCGGCGTTATTTTTTTTGCAAAAATCCGGCATATTGGAAGTGTAAAAATTTTTTGAGAAATTTGCCGTCGCATCCTTGTGACTTTGATAACTCATCGGCTACGCCGAATTCGTTACCAGATTTCAATAGTCATGAGTTAGACGGCTCTGCTTTTTAAATACATAAAAATATCGTTTATGCTTGCTCTGGTAACGAGCCGGCAACGGCGAGTTATCACGACGTTTTATTTCTCTACATTTCGGTGTAGAGAAATTTTTTATTTTCACAAATTTTTTTTTGCAAAAAACCGTCCCATTCCTAATTTTTTCAGCATATTAAATATGCAAGAAATTTAAATACAAATTTTTACAAAAGGAGGTGTCTTGTATGAAAATCACTTCAAGTTATCAAATAGAAATCTTATCAAATACGGATATGAAAAACACAGTGCAGATTTACCGCAAGGCACTTGCTTTTGTTATCGATGTATGTGATAAAGAATGGGGAAACATTTCTGTTCTCGGTGGCACAAAAGAAAAAGACCACTATGTGGAGAAATTAATCCATCCAACCAAAAGCAATCCAAACCCTAAATATCCATTTGATATCAAGGGGTCAGAGTTTTATAAATTTCCATCATATCTCAAAAGAGCGGTTATTGCTGAAGCAATCGGTGCTGTAAGCAGCTACCACAGTAATTATAAGAACTGGGAAGATAATGGAAAGAAGGGAAAGGCTCCAGCGTTACAGGTAGACAGGCATGCAATGCCGGTGTTCTACAACCAGAACATGTACAAGGAAGACGCACCTAAAAATGCCAAATATCCAAAAGACATGAATCCAGGCGACAGCAATATCAGATGGTTAAAGTTATATCAGAATAACGACTGGGTGTGGATGCCTGTCAGATTAAGAAAAACTGATATTAATTATATAAATAAATACTGGGGAGCCTGTGAAGACAAAAGCGCCCCTACTTTAGAAAAAATACATAACAAATACTATCTGAGATTTTCTTTTACGGAAACCGTAATTTTAAGCGATACACCTATTGCAGAACAGATTATTTGTGCAGTAGACCTTGGAATCAATACGGACGCAGTATGCAGCATAATGAAAGCAGATGGAACTATCCTTGCAAGAAAATTTATCGATTTTACAAGTGACAAAGACCGGATGATTCATGCCATGAACAGAACACGCCGTAAGCAGTCCAAGTATGGCCCCAAAAGCGTCAAAAGCCTTTGGGCTTACGTAAAGCGCTTAAATGAAGACCGCGCGAAGAAAATATCAGCGGCAATCGTAGAATTTGCATCCCAGCATTCCGTAGATGCTATCGTAATGGAGCATCTGGACTTCAAGGGATGCAAGAAACGGGGCAGTAAGGCGCAGAGATTGTCTATGTGGAATCACGGAATCATCCGTGAGAAGGTAGAGCAAAAAGCGCACCTCCTCGGTATAAGGATTGCGACAATCTGTGCATGGAAAACAAGCGCTCTTGCTTTTGATGGAAGTGGAAGCGTTGCCAGAGATGATAATAACCATGCACTTGCAGCGTTCACGACAGGTAAACAGTATAACTGCGACCTGAGCGCCAGCTACAATATCGGCGTCAGATATTTTATCCGTGAACTCCTTAAATCTCTTCCGGCGACGGAGGAGTCCCGCGTAAAGGCAAAAGTTCCTGACGCTGGGCGTAGAACCTCCTGTACATTATCAACACTGCGGGCGCTTGTAAAAGAGCTTTCCGCAGCATAGAGATGTATTTGCCCACCTGTCTATGTTTTAGTTTTCGTGTGGGTTTTTGTTTCGTCAGATTCAGAGATTCTGTATCCTCCGGGATGCTCTAACTAAGCTTAAACCGTATTCAGAGATAGGGCGCTTTACCAATTAAAAAGGTAGAGGGGTGGCATGACACATTACTTGAAGCACGTGACTTAAGTCATGTGAGGTTCACAGAGGAAAAAGAAAATGCAAAAATTTGATGAAGTTGCAGTAATTCGCGGGATAAAGAATTGGGAAGAGGCAGAATTTTTGCTGTGATTCTTGAGGTTTTCCGGGATTTCGACTGTGGAATATGTGTACAACGATTTGTTTGATGGATTCAATAAATATATTAAAAAGAGCAAAAACAAGTTTGACGCTGTTCTATATATAAACGATTCTGGCAGCAGATATCTTCGCTGGTTTGAAAATCTTGGTGTGGCTAATATACAGCTTGATTTTTCTGGAGCCGGGGAGTTGGCAGGAATGTTAAAAGATATCTTTTCGGAAGTGTATCTCGTGGAGCAGGCAGAACATGAAGGGGAGCTTCGGCCGATTCAGGTTGATGCCGGAGAAGAAAAGGCTGAAAAAAATAAAGAAAGTAGTATGTTCGCTGACGCGCTTGTCGTTTTTGGCGTGCTGGCTGATGTGTATTGCAAAAATGGATTGGCGGATGAAATTGGAAACGGCAAAAAATATTCGCCGCGGGAAAAGTTTAACCGCTGGCTGACCCCTGATGAGGTTGATGAGATTACAAGGAGGATTGAGATATGGAAGCATGCATTGTCTGGCCTGGAAGATGCTGGAGAGCTGAAATGCTTTGGGGCTGAACATATTTCTTATGCGAAGCTTTTCTGCAAAAAAGAAATTTTCTGTCTGGAACGTATGGTTGGTAAACAATCTTATACCATTTCAGATATAACCGGAAAAGCCGAAACCCTGGCGGTAAAATCCACGATGCCGGCGGCAAAAGAGATTCAGGCTGAACTATATGAGTGGTCTGATGTGGACTCGCTGTCGGTTGTAATACAACACGAAGCTGTGGAGAAATACAGGGTTGATGCGTGTAAGAGCGAAGCGCTGTTCAGACTTGGAGTCTTATATAAAAAACAGGGAAAAAGCGAGCAGGCAGAATGTATGTTTGAACGGGCGTTTAAGTGTAATTCTGTAAATTTTAAAGCTATTTTTTCAATCGCCATGCATGCACTGCAGAATGGAAGGTATGATGAGGCGGAGACGTGGCTGAAAAATATGTTATGCATTCTGCAATTAGACGTTAACAACAATGCGGTATGCGAAGGGAATCTGAAGCTTTTAACGCCGAAAGAACTGGCGTATGCCAAAAAATGCTATGCCAATCTGTATAAGATTGCCTGCCGCAAAAATGATGACAATAATTTGTACTACAAAGCAATGAAAGAAAAAGCTGAAGGCGCGTTTCCGTATTCTTAAAAATTCAGCATATTAAATATAGCAAAAGGCACCAGGGTTTTTCGTCGAGGGTGTCTTTTTTTTACCACAAGTACAAAAAAAATCAAAAAGGAGATGCAAAAATGCGAAATATTATGCAGCCGGATTTCCGGCATATTGAAGATGTAAACAAAGTTTCAAAAGAAACTACAAAAATAAGAAAGGAAAACAGGAGGTAACAATATGGATATTAGAACAGAAGAAAGATATGAAGACGATTTTAATCAGGGCAATTTATTCATCATGAAACGTTCAGGAGAAAGAGTCCCGTTTGATGAAAGTAAAATCGTGAGGGCTATTGAAAAGGCAAATGCCGAGGTAACAATCCCTCTTGAAAAGATGAGTGAGGAAAAGATTGAAGAAATTGCAGCTCAGATTAAGCGTGATGCAGAAAATGCAGGCAGAGACCTGTCAGTGGAGGAAATCCAGGATAAAGTGGAAGACTCACTGATGATTGCCGGATACTGCACGCTGGCAAGATTATATATCACTTACAGATATAAACATAACCTTGACAGAAAGAAATCTACACTTGATAAGAAGATTGAAAGCCTTATCAATGTGAAAGTTAACAAAGACGGCAGCGTAAGCGGCAGCAATGAGGAGGTAAACCAGGAAAACAGCAATAAGGACACAAAAGTACTTTCAGTACAGCGTGACTATATGGCTGGTGAGTGGTCAAGGGAGTATACAAGTAGAAACCTGCTTCCGGAAGATGTGGTGAATGCACACCGAAGCGGTCTGATTCATGTACATGATACGGATTATATGGCCCAGCCGGAAGGAAACTGCTGTCTCATTAATCTTGAAGACATGCTGCAGAATGAAACCTGTATTTCTGGTACTAAGATTGAAAGGCCGAAGTCATTCATGACCGCTTCAACCGTTTCAAGCCAGATTATCGCTCAGGTTGCCAGCAGCCAGTATGGCGGTCAGACAATAAGCCTGGCGCATCTCGCCCCATTCGTTGACGTATCAAGACAGAAGATTTTAAAGCGTCTGTCAAAAGAAATGTACGATATTGGTATTGAAGTAACCGAAGAAAAATTAAAAGAACTCGCTGAAAAAGAAGTGAGAAAAGAAGTTGAGAACGGCTGCCAGACATTGCAGTATCAGCTTATCACTTTACAGACAACAAATGGACAGGCTCCTTTTGTAACTGTGTTCATGTATCTGAATGAGGCAAAGAATGAGAGGGAAAAAGAAGACCTGGCGCTTCTGATTGAAGTAATGCTTAAGCAGAGAATGCTTGGTGTTAAGGATAGCAGTGGTTATTATATCACTCCGGCTTTCCCGAAACTGATTTACTGCCTGCAGGAAGATAATATTAATGAAGATGGCAAATACTGGTATCTGACAGAGCTTGCGGCAAAATGTACTGCCAAGAGAATGGTTCCGGATTATATTTCTGAAAAGAAGATGCTGGAACTTAAAGGGGATGTGTACCCCAGCATGGGCTGCAGAAGCTTCCTTACCCCTGACAGGTGCAGCGAAAAAGTTGGAAATATTGCTCATGCCCTTAATTATGAAGAGGGTAAGCCTAAATATTACGGCCGATTCAATCAAGGCGTTGTAACAATCAATCTTGTTGATGTTGCATGTTCATCAGAAGGCGATGAGGACAAGTTCTGGGAGATTCTTGAAGAAAGGCTTAACTTATGCCATAAGGCTCTGAGAGCAAAACATGAAAGACTGCTTGGCACGCCATCAGATGTGGCACCGATTCAGTGGCAGTACGGAGCACTTGCAAGGTTAAAACCTGGCGAAGTAATTGACCCGCTGCTGTTCAACGGATATTCAACAATTTCTCTTGGATATGCCGGTTTGGCTGAATGCGTGTACTTCATGAAGCATGAATCTCATACTTCTGAAAACGGAAAAGAGTTTGGCTTGAAAGTTATGCAGGCGCTGAATGATGCCTGTGGTAAATGGAAAGCAGAAGAAAATATTGATTATTCTGTATATGGTACCCCGTTGGAATCGACAACGTATAAATTTGCAAAATGTCTGCAGAAACGTTTTGGTAAAATCCCGGGCGTGACAGACAAGAATTATATTACAAATTCCTATCATATCAGAGTAACAGAAAATATCAATGCTTTTGACAAGTTGACAAAAGAAGCAGAGTTCCAGAAACTGTCTCCTGGCGGGGCAATCTCATATGTTGAGGTGCCTAACATGCAGGGAAACATTCCAGCGGTTCTTGCAATCATCAAACATATCTACAATACAATTCTTTATGCTGAGCTGAATACTAAATTAGACCTGTGCGAGGTTTGTGGATATAATGGAGAAATCCAGATTGTGAACAAAAACGGCAAACTGATTTGGCGCTGCCCGCAGTGCGGATGCACAGACCAAAATAAGATGCACGTTACCAGAAGGACTTGTGGATATCTCGGAACGCAGTATTGGAATCAGGGAAGAACTCAGGAAATCGCAGAGCGTGTATTGCACGTATCTATTGACGAGGACGAAGCTGAAAAGAAACCAGTAAAAATACTGCCCAAAAGTGTTGTTGCTTAGATAAAGTGGTGCAGGCGTAAGCCTGCATCATTTTTGTATGCGGAAAATTTCTGCATATTAAAAATACAAAAAAATCAAGAAAGGAAGAAAAATTATGAACTACGGTAAAATTATATATTGTGATACAGCAAACGGAATCGGCTGCAGAACTGTTCTTTTTGTTTCAGGTTGCACGCATCATTGCAAGGGATGCTTCAATGATATGGCCTGGCCATTTAACTATGGAAAAGAATACACAAAAGAGACAGAAAATAAGATTCTTGAGTCTTTAAAACCTGATTATATAAGAGGGCTGTCTATTCTTGGCGGTGAACCAATGGAGCCGGAAAACCAGGCGGAGGTTTGGAACCTGATAAAAAGAGTCAGAAAAGAATTACCAAAAAAAGATATCTGGGTGTATTCCGGGTATCTGTGGGAAGAGCTGACCGGAAAGGAAAAAGCGAGATGCAGACAGGGAATGGCTGACAGAATCAGGCTGGATAATATTTTACAGAATATTGATGTTCTGGTTGATGGTGAGTTTCAGGAAGACAAAAAGAATATAATGCTTGAGTTTCGTGGAAGTGAAAACCAGAGAATAATTGATGTAAAGAAGACACTTGAAACCGGAGAAGTTGTATTGCTGGAAGTGTAAGATTGGCCGCGCGGAGAAATCCGGCAATGTCATTAAGTTAAGGGGGTTTGGCAACTTCGGTTGTCAAATTCCATTAATTTGAAAAACATTGACACGATTTTTTTCAAAGGAATTTCGTAACATTTGTTACGAATGAACCGAGAAGATACTAACACCCCATGCACCAAGCGCTCTTGTACAGGTGCTTGCTCTGCTTCAAGTGTTAGTGATATTTCGAGTACAAGTACAACTTATTAGGTTGTACAGCGACATCTCTTCGGAGATAATTTACAATCTGGGTTCCACCAGAGAAAGGGGCTTTATGAAACAAAAGAAACAAAAAGTAATGGTTTATATTCTTAATAAGAAAGGCAAACCACTTATGCCAACAACTCGTTGCGGGCATGTCAGAAAATTATTGGATAGCAAGAAAGCTGTTGTTGTTAACAGTAATCCCTTTACTATCAGACTGAAATATGATACACCAAACGGTGTCCAGGATGTATTTGCTGGTATTGACTCTGGCAGAGAAAATATTGGTTCTGGTGTATCCAATGAAGATGGTGATTGTCTGTATCTTGGAGAATTAAGAACATCCAACAAGTCAATCAAAATGAAGATGACTGAACGTGTTGGTTTTCGTAGAGAAAGACGCAAACACGACAGACAAAACAAACAACGTAAGGCAAGGAAAGACCATACTGAAATTCAAAATGGTAAGGATGATATCTGTAGAGCAACTATTTCTTGTAAATCAGTACAAATTTCTTATCCTACCGCAGAAGAATCTGTAACACATAAAATCATTCGCGGCAAAGAAGGCAAATTTGCTAATCGTCATCGAGATGGAGATTGGATTACACCTTCTGCCAGACAGCTTGTTCAAATGCATATGAATGATTTAAAGTCCATATGTAAAATTTTACCTATAAGCCATGTTACTCTTGAAAGGGTTGCTTTTGATTTCCAGAAGCTTGAAAATGAAAATATCAAAGCTTGGGAATATGGCAAAGGTAAACTTTATGGGTATGATTCACCTGAAGAATATATTCACGATGTTCAAGATGGTAAATGTCTTGTGTGTGGAAAACCACATATAGATTATTTACACCATATCATTCCACGTAGCAAGGGCGGTTCTGATAAAGTAAGTAATATTGCTGGTCTTTGTTATGATTGCCATTATGGGCCAATAGGTGTTCACAATTGTCAGGATACACAGGACAGACTGCCTGAATTAAAGAATGAAGTAAATAAACAGTATAAAGTAAGTCTTCTTAATTCTGTTATGCCTGTTCTTATTGAAGAAATAGATAAGTTCTGTAAAGCGAATTCTATTATGTTTTCTATCTGTGAAGGCCATGACACTGCTAAAGTAAGAGATATGTATGATTTACAAAAAGACCATTGTCTTGATGGATTTGCCATCTCTTTAGTTGGTAGAAATGTTAAATCTGTTGACGTTATGCCTGATAGGATTCATCAGAAACAACGCTATAAGAAAAAGTCTAAGAATATTATTCAAAAGCGTAATTATAGAGAATATTATGATGACAAGAAGCTGGTTGCAATTAACAGACATAAAGGAACAGACCAAAAGGCTGATTCTTTAGAAGAGTATATGAATACATATGCAGAGACACATACAGCCGATGAATGTAAAATGCATTTTGAATCATTAACTGTAAAGCCTGCTAGGAGAACATATACATTCCATAAGGAAGGGCGTATTTGCCCGCTCCATATTGGTGATAAAGTCCGATATGAGAAAAAGAACAAAATCAAAGGCAATACAAAAGTTGATACCTTTATTTGCGAAGGCATTTATTTTTCTAAAGATGAAAATAAAGCAAAGGTTGAACACAACAAAACGAAATCTAAAAAAATGAAGTTTTGTAGAGCCATTGAATCTGGTTGCATACCTTACATAGATTATATAAAATTGGCTTTAATATAAAGATATAGGCTATTCGAATCATATCGGGTAGCCTATTTTTGTTTTGCATCATATCTATTAATTATTACAAGCAAAACAGACTATACGTGAAAAGTATATGGCCTGTTTTTTTGTAATAATTAATAGATACAATTCTTCATTTTATTGACATAAAGCACTTATCTTAATGACATTGAGAAATTCTGGCGTTTTTTTTGCGTCCTAAAATAAAATTTTTCTGCATATTGCAAGAAAGCGGTACATCTCCACCGAAGAAAGCGAGAACCTAAAAAAGCGGTGCTCCTCTACCAAGACAGGTAACGAGTTCAGCTTTGCTGGCGAGTTATCAAAAAAACGAGGCTGAAAAAAGATAACACAAGATAAACAGAACCCCGCAGGAAACCTGCTGGCTTCTGTTTTTTTTCGTATGGAAAATATAGCATATTAAGATTGCAAACGATAAAATAAGAAACAAGAAAGGAGCAAAAAATATGCTTGAGTTAAAAGGAAAATACAATATCGCAAAAGTTTTTACTGACAATGTAGACAATGAGACCATCAGTCAGGTGATAGAACTGCTGAATCAGGACTATATCAAAGACGCGAAAATCAGAATCATGCCTGACTGCCATGCGGGCGCCGGATGCGTCATCGGAACAACAATGACAATTTCTGATAAAGTATGCCCGAATCTGGTTGGTGTAGATATTGGCTGCGGCATGTTGGCTGTCAGGATTGCAGAGAAAGACATTGACCTTCCAAAACTGGATGATGTAATTAACGCATACGTTCCGGCTGGATTCAACGTTAATGAAGAACCGCTTGGCAATTTCAGCCATTTGAAGGACTTGGTCGCTCCGGCTGATATATCGCTGGCTTATCGCAGCATTGGAAGACTCGGAGGTGGTAATCACTTTATTGAGCTTGATAAGGATGATGACGGAAACTTATGGCTTGTAATCCATACTGGTTCCAGACATCTCGGGCTGGAAGTCGCGAAACACTACCAAGAGCTCGCATACAAACAGCTGAAGGATATCAACGCGTTAAAGATGCATGAGCCGCATATTCCGAAATCCTTATGCTATGTTTCCGGCCAGGCATTCAAAGACTACATCCACGATATGGAAATTGTCCAGAAGTATGCAGAGTTAAACAGGAAATATATTGCCGATACGGTAATTGAAAAAATGGGCTGGCATATTTGCGAAGAATTTCAGACAATACACAATTACATTGATACAAAAAATTTGATTCTTCGCAAAGGTTCCGTGTCTGCACGAGATGGCGAAAAACTGATAATCCCGATAAATATGCGTGATGGGTCTTTGATTTGTGTTGGAAAAGGCAATCCTGATTGGAATTATTCTGCACCGCATGGTGCCGGAAGGATTTTGTCAAGAAGCGAGGCGAAAGATGCTGTCGGGATTGATGAGTTTCGTAAATCTATGAAGGGGATATATTCTTCTTCTGTAATGGAATCTACGATAGACGAGTCGCCGATGGTGTATAAGCCGATGGAAGAGATAATGGAAAACATTAAAGACACTGTAGACATTGTGAAAGTAATTAAACCGGTATACAATTTTAAAGCACATTAGAAAACACCGCCTGGAGAAATCCAGGCGGTGTTTTATCAAACATAAATTCTCACATATTAAAAATGTAATTAAAAGTTTTTAGAAAAAATAAAGATAGGAGAGCAAAACTATGAGAACAGCAGATTTGGATTTCATAAAAGTAACAGAAGTTGGAGGAATAGTTCGTTACAGCAGTAAGCCACCGGAAGGTCTTTGCTATATACCAGGTGTCCGCATGGAGACAAAACAGGAAGCAATAAATCGTCTTGTAGATATTGCGGTGAACGGATGCGGAGGTGCAGTAAAGTACACGGTTAATGGTTGGGAGGAAGTCCCAACCGATAGTTCTTTGACAGCCAAAAAGTCCAGAATAGAACAGGCTTTAGAAGACTTGCGAAATTTAAAATGCGAAGAATATGTGGTCGTGAAAGCAACAGTAACAAAACTAAAAAAAATATACTCTGACCTAGAAAGAGAAGAAGCAATCGCAGAAGAAAAGAAAAAAGCAGAGCATATTGCTGATTTAAAAGCAAAACGCAAAGCAATGGAAGAAGAGGCTATTGCTGCCGGCTTTAGCTCTTTGAATGATTACATACTTTACAAATCTGTCAATGTGTAATGTTTGCGCTGGCATCGCCAGTGCTCTTTTATTTTTTCGGCATACTGAAAGAAAACGAAAAGGAGACTTAAAAAATGATAAAGCGAGCAAGGCTAAACTATAAGCCGGTAGCAAAGAGCATAAGCAAAGAAGTAGCATTTGTAGTGTCAGCGGAGCATGTGGCTGCGGTGAATAAAAGCATAGAAAAGAAATTGAAAAAAAATAAGAGAGAACGAAGAGAGAGCGAAAAAGAGGCGGTAAAATATATTGTAAAATGAGTTGGTGCCTGTGTTTGTAGGTGTTTTTTTGCCTCCAAAAATCTCGCATATTAAATATACAACAAAAATCAAGAAAAGGAGTGAAAACAATGATTGAAAATCCAAAAATCGGCCAGGAAGTCTGGTTTGCAGAAGCTTGTAATCAGCGCATCCATAGCGCAAAACTTATCGCGCTTGACGAAGTTGAGGTTTCAACCCGAAAATATCTATATGCAAAAATCGAAATGGATGATGGCTGTAGGCTGGGATGGCCGCTGAAAAATTTGTATGCTTCGCGAGAAGAACTTCAAAAAGAATTAGAAAAAAAAGAAGAAAGGAAGTAATAACAATGATTAATAATCCAAAAATCGGTCAGAAAGTTTGGTTCTTGGAACCTTGGGGACAATGTATCCATAGTGCAAAAATTACGGCACTTGGCGAAACAGAAGTTTCAGTCCGAAATCCTGAGAAATATCCGTATGCAGACATAGAGTGGGATGATGGCGGAAACAGCGGATGCCTTCTGAAAAACTTGTATGCTTCGTGTGAAGAACTTCAAAAAGAATTGAAAAAAGAAGAAGAAAAGAAAATTGCCGAAATCAAGGCTAAAATCAAGGATGCGAGTGACCTGGTAGCATTCATGTATGACCACTGCGTGGCCTGTGCGGAAGAATATACTGATTGGACGGCGAGAAAAGCAGTGAAAGAGATTGCGAAGGAGATGCTTGGACTAGATTTGGACTAAATTTGGGATTGCAAGAAAAAGAGATGGAAATCGGCTTTGCCGGTTTCCTTTTTTTTGTGCAGAGTGAAATGAAAAAAAAGAAAGAAAAAAATGAAAAAAGAATGAGAGAGTGAATGCGTTTGCCGGTCAAGTCGGAATGAAGGTTGCTGACTGGCGTGAGGCTGTGAGGGTTGGTATGAAAAGATATGCGGCGAAAGGCTGTTACCGGCTGGCGCCGGGAGAGAAGTAGTAAACGACCGGAAAGTGTGGTGCTCTGTAAAGAATCAAGCCGGAAAGGTGTTGGCCGGCTGTGACCGGAAAGGAGTTTGCCGGCTGGCGCGGATGCCTGGCGTGACCGTCTTACCTGCAGGTGCTGGCTGAAAAGCAAAGCGTAGTTTTGCAATGCAGTTCAGGCTGCAAGCCTGGCTGTGGTGTTTGCGGGGCGCGAAGCCCCGCATATTTGTTTACCCGCTGCGTTTTGCTGCCGGCGAAATTCGGCATATTGGATATATAAAAAAATAAGAAAGGAGACAAAAATATGTCTTGTACGATTTGTGGGTATGGTTTTCCAATTGCTGATGGGGATGCGGTAACGCTGGACTTTGAAAAAGCAAAAGAATTTTTAAAAAAGCATGTCGGGTCATTCGGGCAGACGGATGAGGAAATGCAGATTCTGGATGCATTAGAACATGCTGAAAGCGAGGATGCCGAAGAGGATGAACTGGAAGATGTCATGTATGACATTGAAGAATCGTTTGAAGATGAAGAAACTGGTGATACTGGCTTTGGCGCTGTCTTGGCTGTAATAATGCGGCGCGAGACAGGGATTAACTTTAAGTTTTATGCTGCCGAGAATGACCTTGGAACGCCGCCGGCGATTTTGTGGATTCCGATGTATCCGTGGATGCTGAATGAAAAAGAAAAAGGCATTACGGAAAGCGATTTGTATGATTTCTGCAGGAAGTATATGGACGAGCTGGAAATCTACTGTGACCCGGAAGAGATGGAGTTGGAATATTATTCTTAAGACAAAGCATTGCGCCCGAGAAATTCTCGGGCGTTTTTTCTTTGCTGGCATAAATTTGGCATATTGGATATATAAAAATCAACAAGAAAGGGAGTAAAAAAAATGAAAAAAAGAATTGAAGAAGATGATGTGATTTATACCATTGATAAAAACAGCGGTGACTGTATTGATATTGATGTGAAACCAGGTGTTGAAGAAGTAAGCTTCAATGCTTCGTTTGGTCGTGAATATCTGCTTGGTGACTGTAAAAAGGTATTTCCTGACGTTAGGAAAATCGTGATTGATTACAGTGTATATGATATTGATATTCCCAATACATTATTTCCAAATGTGAAAGAGGTGGAATGTAACAGCTGGTACGGAAAATACATAAAAAGCGGAAATTTGCTTCTAAGAAATGACAACGGCCAGATTTTGACAAACGTTTTTGGTAAAAAGGAAGGCGAGACCATAGACCTGAAATATGTAACCAAGATTGATGATGACGCTTTCTCTGGATGTATGGCTACAAAAATCATTAATTCAGGAAGTGTTACATCATGTGCAGAATATGCATTTAGAAATTCAGCAATTGGAGATTTAGAACCTGAGCCGGCTGGAGCAGTTATTGCCGGGTCTATTCTTGTTAATATCGATGAAACTTCTGAAAATATTATTCTTCCTGACAAAAGAGTTTCACTGACGGCAATGCGAGACGGAATTAATTTTGATAATGTTAAAAGCATTACAGCGAACCGAGCTCAGACTGTGATTAATCTGCGGTATAAGCTGCCAGTTGGCGTAAAGATTATTCTAAAAGATAAATCTTATATTACAGACGAGCAGCTGTCAGGGTGGAGTCCTTTTCCAATTTTGGAATTAACTGAAGAAAATTCGTATTATTCTACAAAGGATGGATGCCTTCTATCAAAAGATGGGTTGGTTTTAGTTAAATATCCATCGGCTATTTCTGGAACAGTACATATTCCTGATGGAATTGAAACTATTACATCGTATGCATTCATCCTCAGCGAGGCTGAGGAGATATATTTTCCTGATTCGCTGAGGGTCTTGATGCCGAAGTGTTTCTGGCTGTGTAATAAATTACAAAAAGTAGATTTTGGACATGGCATTGAGGAAATAGGCATTGGACATGATTGCAGTTTGTTTATGCAATGCAGCATGCTTCATGAGATTGAAATTCCGCCGCAGGTTAGAATAATTGGAGAAAGTGCATTTCTTGGAACAGCAATCAGCAAAGTAACTTTTCATGAAGGGCTGACGCAAATTATGGATTATGCGTTTAAGCAGAGTTGTATTAAGGAGGTTACATTGCCAGCATCGTTAAAATATATCGGAAGACAAAGCTTTCCTGGTATGGATAGCGTCACACTGTCATCGGATAACATGCCTTATGGTATCGCAGAAGCAATAACGTCAAATACGACACCAGATAACAGCTCTATATATATTAAAATCAAAAAGCCAGCTGCAACGGTTTTCATGCCAAGATATATTGTTACGGCAGATGCTGTCACATTAGACACACGGCTTGCAATCCCGTCATTCAGAAAAAAATGCGAAGAATTACTGTATGATTATGGAATGCAGCCGGAAATCAAGTGGAAGACTGCGATAAAAACAATGGAAGAATGCCCGAATGATGCAGTTAAAACATATCTCAGAAGAGTCAGCAAGAACATTGTTGTAATGTATATAAATCTGAATGATGAGACTGGACTGATTGATTTTATTAAACTTGGTGTCATGACGCCAAAAGCATTAGATGATACTTACAAAAAAGCAAAAGAAAAAGGCCTCACAACTGTGATGGCGTACATCTGCGAAGCACAGAAAGATACGAAAGGAAGCAACTCATCATTTTCACTTTAATTTTTAAATCAGGCCGGAATTTTTCCGGCCGTTTTTTTTGTCTTGAAATTTCCAGCATACTGAAAATATAGAAAAGAAAAAGAAAGGAGAAGACAAAAATGAGTCTTAAGAATGAAAAATATAAAAATAAATTGGAAACTGAACCAGAAAGAAAAAAGAAATTCGGAAAAGAATTTGATGAGATTCCGAAAGGTAAGCACTACGTGGAAGAACTGGAACCGCTGCTTGGCGCAGTGGTAGAGCTGGAATCTGAGGACTGGGTGTTTATCCCCGGCAAATTGGAAGGTGTGCCGTGCGAGAAGCTGCTGTTAAAATCTTCAAGATTAGTTAAGTGTCCGAAAAGCAGAGATATTAAATATCCTGTAGATATTTCAAAGAAAATCTGGACTGCAGTTGATGCTGATTTCAGAGAGCGCCTTGAACTGAAAGGAAAAATAGACAAATATAAGTCAGGTATTCATGGAATAACGCCAATCCGTATGCGTGGGATGGTATACGAACACAAGGTCTTTATCGATGGAATCAATGGCAAGTTCATCAAAAAGAATATCGGTTTTCAATGTTTTTCCATGTGGAAAGTTGGGGACAGATAGGAGCAGACGCCGGCGAAGCCGGCGGCTGCCTTTTTTTGTAAAAAGAAAAAAATGGCTCTAAAAAACGACAAAAAAGAAAAATATTCGGCATATTAGATATGTGAGCGTGAAGGCGCTTAAATACTAAAAGCAGGAGGCAAAAAAAGATGAAAATAAACTGGGAACTGATTGATTTTGTCGTAAAAACCATCGCAGAAAGCGATAAGGATATTTTTGGAGTAAATGATTTCAAATCTGCTGAGACCAGCGAAAAAGAAATCAAATATACTCTGAAACTGATGCTGGATAGAGGTCTTGTTTTTGATGAAACAACCAGATATGGTGTTGTGCAGGTTGGGCAGCTGACATGGGAGGGGCAGAATTACTACGAAAGCGAAGTATCGCCAGACCGCCAGAATGTACGGAAAAGACCACATCGTTAAGTATATGCCTGCAGCTTTTGCTGCAGGCTTTTTTAGTGTGCCACTTTCCTCCGCGTTTTGCATATTAGCCTTGAGCGAAAAAATCCGCAAAAAAATAAGGGTTTTTGAAATTTGCGGCATATTACGTGCAGAAGAAATAAGAGGTGTAGTCAATATGCAGGAGAGAAAATTTATATCATTGGCAGAATCAAGGCCAGATTTGGCAGCAGAATGGAATCATAAAAAAAACGGAATCTTAAAACCAGAAGATATAGCGCATAAAAGTGGTAAGAAAGTATGGTGGATTCAATATGACAAAAATCCTGTTAATGATAAATTAATAAAATTTGAATGGGAGGATACGGTTATTCATAGAAGCGTAGATGGTAGAGGAAATCCTTTCAAATCTGGGCATAAAATATTAAAAGGGTATAATGATTTACAAACAGTAAATCCAGAACTGGCAAAGCAGTGGCATCCAACAAAAAATGGAAATTTAAAACCAGCCGATGTAACCGCGTATTCTAGGAAAAAAGTATGGTGGTTATTATCATATGATGATGCAAAAACAGGAAAACATTTTGATTTTGAATGGAAGGCAGCAATTTATGGTCGTCATGACGGAAATGGTTGTCCGTACTTAAATGGTAGAGCAGTGTGGAAAGGATTTAATGACTTACAAACAGTAAATCCTGAGTTTGCAAAATTATGGCATCCTACAAAAAACGGAAATTTAAAGCCAACAGATATAACCATTTGCCCTGGCCAAAAAATATGGTTGTTGCTGCCGTACGATGATGAAAAGACAGGAAAGCATTTTGATTTTGAATGGGAAACATCAATTAGTAGCCGTAACATAAATAATTATAGATGTCCATATTTAAGTGGACAAGCAATATGGCCTGGATTTAATGACCTTGAAACAACAAATCCAGAGCTTGCAAAACAATGGCATCCAACTAAAAATGGTGATTTAAAGCCAACTGATGTAACTGCCGGTTCTGGCAAAAGAGTATGGTGGTTATTACCATATGACGATATAAAAACAGGAAGACATTTTAATTTTGAATGGCAGGCCATAATTTGTAATCGTAATAAGAATACAGAAGGGTGCCCATATTTATCTGGCAAAATGATATATCAAGGATTTAATGATTTACAAACAGTAAATCCAGAGCTGGCAAAGCAATGGCATCCAACAAAAAATGGGAACTTAAAGCCAACAAATGTAATGGCGAATTCAAATAAAATTGTATGGTGGATGTATCAATATAACAATTTAGATGGAACTCATTTTAACTTTGAATGGAAAGCTAGTATTAACAGTCGGAATAGAGGTAACGGATGCCCGTATTTAAGTGGTCATGCAGTATATAGGGGATTTAACGATTTGCAAACAGTAAATCCAGAGTTAGCGAAGCAATGGCATCCGACTAAAAATGGGAATTTAAAGCCAACAGATGTAACAGCTAATTCAGAAAAGAAAGTTTGGTGGTTTTTATCGTACAATGATGAAAAGACTGGAAAGAATTTCAATTTTGAATGGAAGGCTATGATATGTAATCGAAATAACGGGAATGGCTGCCCATACTTAATGATATATAAGGGAGAAAAATATGTTCATCAGTATTTAAAGAGTAATAATATAAGTTTTATACAGCAACAAAAGTTTTCTGACCTTATTGGTACTGGGGGTGGTTATTTATCTTACGATTTTTCAATACCGTCAAAAAAATATGGGTTAATATTAATAGAATACAACGGCATCCAGCATTACGAATCATCTGAATTTTTCGGCGGAGATGAACAGTTGAAAAAGCAAAAAGAGCATGATAGATTAAAAAAAGAATATGCAAAAAAGCATGGATATAAATTAATTATTATTAAATATACATATGATTCTTATGAGAGTATATCTGAATACATGGCAAAAGAATTAAAAAAAATAGAAATATGATAAAAAGAAGGAATCTTAATGGGAATAAGAAAAATATTGGAAAAAGAACTAAGCAAAAGCGGCGGCCGGGCGAAGCTGGTAAAGGTTCCGCCGGAGAGAAGACCGAGCAAAAAGTCGCTGGACAGACTAAACCGGGATGTGGAAGGGCTGGTGAGAATGACGGGGAATCAGGTTGCGAAGTAATGAGGTAAGAACGAAGAAAAAGTGAAAAAAGATATGAAAGACAAAAACCCGCGCTTGACTTTGATAGCGCGTGGGAGTATAATATATATAAATATAGGAAGCCGTGCAAACGGTTTATCCCTAAAACTTAATGTTTAGTTTTATGTTCAGTCGTCGTCTAGGTCCAATAGTCGGCGGCTTCTTTTTGTTTTTGTCTTGCTTATCCTGCTCTACTTTCCAGATGAATTTCAAGCATTTCAGTACGAAAGCGAAAGCGCTTATCGTGACCGCAAGTTCTAACATATGGCATCCCCCTCCTTAATAAAGACTAGAGAAGGAACCTGAATCCCTTCTCAGTGTATTGTAAAAAACAGAAGGGGATAAACCGCCTGCCGTAATTCCGGCTTCCTATGCATAACAGTATAGCAAGAAATTCCTGTATAAGCAAATGTTTTTCAGGAATCTTTAAACTGGCTTATGCCCGCCGTCTATTACGAGTAGACGGCAGATTTTTTTCCTGCAGCAAAAGCTGCAGGCTTTTTGTTGTATTTGTAATAGATAAGAAATTTTACATCATGAAAATTCCAGCATATTACTTTTGAATTTTTTAAATAAGAAAGGAATATGCACAAAATGGAAACAGAAACGCAAACACAGGTAACAAAAAAATTTGTATCTCTTGCAGAAAAGAGACCGGATTTAGCGAAGGAATGGAATTATGAGAAAAATGGCAATTTGAGACCGGAAGATGTAACAGTTAATAGCCATAAAAAAGTATGGTGGAAGTTGCCGTATGACGTGCCGATGGATTATGAAGTGAAAAAGTTGAGAGGGAAGCATTTTGAATTTGAGTGGATGGCTATAATACATTCTCGCCAAAAATGCTCCTGCCCTTTTTTAAGTGGACGGGCGGTATTTAGTGGGTTTAATGATTTACAAACAATGAATCCAATGCTCGCAAAACAATGGAATTATGTTAAAAATAAAAATTTGAAACCAACTCAGGTAACTGCAAACTCAGGGTTAAAAGTGTGGTGGTGCTTACCATATGATGACCCGATTACCGGAAAACATTTTGATTTTGAATGGACAGACAGCATAGCCCATCGTAATAGTGGACGAGGCTGTCCGTATTTAAGTGGACAGGCGGTATGGGAAGGTTTTAATGATTTAAAAACAATTAATCCAAAACTGGCGGCTCAGTGGCATCCGACTAAAAATGGAAATTTAAAACCAACTCAAGTGACAGTAAGCACAGACAAGAAAGCGTGGTGGTTACTCCCATATAACGACCCTGTTACCGGAAAACATTTTGATTTTGAGTGGAAATCCAACATTAAAGACCGCAATCGAAATCATGATTGCCCTTATTTAAGCGGGAATGCAGTATGGGAAGGCTTTAATGACTTAAAAACAATTAATCCAGAGCTTGCAGCTCAATGGCATCCGACTAAAAATGGAAATTTAAAACCAACTCAAGTGACAGCAAATACGGAAAGAAAAGTGTGGTGGTTATTTTCATATGATGACCCGATTACTAGAAAGCATTTTGATTTTGAATGGCAAGCCTCAATATTAAATCGCAATAGTGGAAGGAGCAATTGCCCATACTTAAGCGGTAAATTAGTGCTAGAGGGATTTAACGACCTGCAAACAATCAACCCAGAACTTGCAGCTCAGTGGCACCCGAATAAAAATGGAGACTTAAAACCAACCCAGGTAAGCGTAAGCACAATGAAAAAAGTCTGGTGGTTGTTTCCATATGATGACCCAGTAACTGGAAATCATTATAATTTTGAATGGCAAGCTTCAATTTCATCACGCAATAATAGAGGAACTTGCTGCCCATATTTAAGTGGAAAAAAAGTATTTACTGGATTCAATGACCTTTCGACAATCAATCCAAAAGTTGCTTCACAGTGGCATCCAACTAAAAACGGAAACTTAAAGCCTACGCAAGTACCAGCAAATTCTAATAAAAAAGTCTGGTGGTTGTTAATACATACCGATTTAAAAACTGGACAACATTTTGAATTTGAATGGAAAGACACCATTAATCATCGAAATAACGGCAGAGGTTGTCCATATTTAAATGTGTATAATGGAGAAGAATATATTAAACAATACCTTCAAGAAAATGAAATCCCATTTATTCAACAACAAAAATTTTTAGATTTATTTGGTGTTGGCAATGGGAAATTATCTTATGATTTTGCTATACCTTCCAAACAACATGGATTAATATTAATAGAGTATAATGGTATTCAACATTATGAGGCAACCAAGTTTTTCGGAGGCGATAAGCAGTTCAAAATTCAACAAGAACATGACCATCGCAAGCGAGAATATGCTAAAAATCACGGATACAAGCTTATTAGTATAAAATATACATACGATACTTATGACAAAATCGCCGAATATCTAAATAAACATTTATCAAAAGAGATAGGTAACGATATTCTGCAAAAATCTGCATAAGTATATTCAGTTGTTTTCAGCAAATGTCATCTGACTTTTTAGATGGCATTTTTTTCTTGCTTCATTTTTCATCATATTAAATGTATCTAACAATGAGTATTCAAGAAAGGAAGAAAAAATATGCTGAACAATACATTTGAAAAATCACGCCGCCACCTTGATAAAATGCCGTTTGATAAGCGCTTTGACGTTGATGGCAACTCTGAACTTTGCCATGCGACTGGATATGAGGTGTTTGATGGTGAAGATTGGTGGAATGAGTTCATTGATTCAAATGGAGACTTCCAATACGGAAGATAACTCCGGGAAATATTTTTGCCTGCAGAACATCTGCAGGCAAAATTTAAGCAGGGCTTGATTTTTTACCCTACTGATGTATACTATAAGAAGAAGGAAATCGAGTAAACGGTTTATCTCCAATAAAATGTTAGTTTAATTTATTTGTTCCGTCGTCTATTGGCAGTAGTCGACGGTTTTTGTATATAGAAATTTTGCTTGCGAAATTCAAGTTTGACTTGATTTTTATAATGAAATGATGTAATCTATATATAGAAATAGGGAAGCCAAAGAAGATTTGGCCTACCCAATTAGTGAAATATAATGAATATCAAAAACCGAGCCGTTCACTATTGCAGTAGTGGGCGGCTCATTTCTTTTTGCCCTTAAATATGGTATAGCACAATCCAATAAGAGCAACGATAAATATACCTGTCTGAACCAAGTCAGAATACGAAATATACATATCAACCTCCTCCTTTTTATAAAAACTAGGAGAAGGTTATGAAACCTCCTCCCGTAAAGTAAAATAAGTAATGTAATAATGGAGGTAGGCCGCCTTTTCTATCTTTAGTTTCCCATATTAAAAAGTATAACATGATTACATCTAAGATGCAAACAAAAATCCACACAATACCGCCTGCTTAAATTTTGCAGGCAATTTTTTTGTAAAAAAATAATCTGCCAGTCAAAAAATCCGGCATATTAAATATAAAGAAAAAGGAGGCAAAAAAATGCCTGAAAAAATATTAACAATCGATAATTCAACATTTTTTGTAACCTGCCGCATCGGCGAAGAACCGCAAGATGTGCAGGATATGCAGTGGTTTTTGGTCGGAGATAGTCAGAACCTTCTTGCAGACCAAACCTGCCAGTCTGTAATCCTGGATGCCACCTGGATTACAAAACAGGCGGAAGGAAAATGGCTTGGCTGCCGGTATATTCTGAACGGAATTCAATACGAAAAAATGCTATGTTTCCTGTCTGGCGACCTGGTAACACTGCTGAACCGGAATTCCTTCGACCGGCTGGATGTATGCAACATATACGGAAATGAGAAAGATGTGTACACAAAAAAGGAGTGAAAAATAATGCAGAAAAATAGATATAAGACAAAGCATAAAGCAACACGCCCCTCTGCAAAGCAGCGCCGCAATAAAAAGATGCTGGAAGATGTCAGTCTGCTGAATGTATGGCGGGGAAATGGCTTTGCGATGTGTGGTTTTGGTGAGAAGTCAAAAACGCTCGCAAAAATAAAGCACGCGATGCGATGCTTGAAGTGGTCAAAACAGCGTGCGACGCGAGGCTTTGCAGATTGCGATGTTTGGAATATGTACGGATATCTTGAAGAGCTGATGCCGGCGATGCTGCAGTATCTGAAAGATAACCGGATGGGAAGCCCGGCGATGCTCGGTGAAAATTATACTGACAAAAACGGGTTCATGCAGAACGACACCTGCCATAAAGAATGGGATAAAATCCTTGACCGGATGATTTTTCTCTGGGGAGAATTGGATGAAGAAAAATGTACAAAAAAGAATCCTTACGACGAAGCTTACACAAAGGCGATGAAAGAGTTTACGGAAAAGTACGGCTTTTTCGGGGAGAAACTGGAAACAGAAGAGGAGAAAGAAAAAAGAAAAAAATCCGGCGGGCGTCTGGTGCATTTCATGAGCGAGATTCCGGAGTATGCGGCGATTGATAAGCTGTATCACGATGAGGAAAAGAGGATTAATGAATATAGAGAAAAGTGCAAGGACGAGGTATTTGATTTAATGAAGAAGTATTTCTTCTCGTTGTGGGATTGAGGGGAGAGACAAGCCAGCGCTGCCTTCGGCGGCGCTTGTTTTTGTAAAAATAGAAAGCCTGCATATTAAGAATATATGATATAATAAAAAAAGAAAGGAGAAAAAGAAATGGTAAAATATATTCTAATGCCGGAAGAAACTATCCAGAGAATAAGAAAAGGAGATAAATTTTTCGTGAATGGAGAGTTTAATCCGAATGCGGCCAGACTTATAACTGCAGCACATGACGCATACTTTTGGGTTGATGACAGTGGTATGCCACATTGGACTGTGGATGCGGAAGAAGGCGGATGTTATGGATATGGAGAAATCTGCCAGCAGGTTTAAGTTTTTCGATACAGCCAGAAATTTTGGCTGTATTTTTTTTTGTGAAAATGAGGAATTGGCATATTGGAAGAGACAAAGAAAAACTTGTTTTCACAAAGAAAGGAAGAAAAATAATGAGAAAAATCAAAAGAAAAAAAGGATACGCAGGAAAAATGCAGGAAAAGATATTTGGGCAGATTAGAATGAACGAGATAATAGAGAAAAAAAAGAAGTCAGATATCAAACTGCAAAGCCTTATGTCTAAAGCTGAAAAGATGGACAAAATCATTGTTGACAAAGAGCGTGTAGAGTTAGAGATAAACCGTCTTGATTTGGCGAATAAGCAACTACAATATTTGCCTATATTGGATAATGGAGTATATGTTGAATATCAAGAAGATTCAATATTTTCTATGGTATTCAATGTTACAAATGCTGGAGAAAACAGTTACGATATCACAGTACAATCTTTTATCGATATCGGAAAGGAAAATAATCCTACATATTATTATGATGCTTTTTTCACTATCTATCCAAACAGTTCTCATCCTGGAACGTATCCCAAAATTGCAATCCGTGATATGGATATGCCATGTTCCTTAATGCTGAACGAAAATGGAATAGGGTATCGAGATTTTGTTCCGTCAGATTGTAATAATTTGATGAATGATACTTTGGATGAATTTCGTATGTTCTTAAGGACAATAGGAATGCTAAACTACATTAGCAAAAACCCTGAAATCAAACAGGTAGAACCTTCAAGCCAAATGAAACGGGAACAAACCATATTGCATCCCGAAAATGTAAAAGAAGATACGGAAATAAATTATGAACAAAAGGCAATTATATTAAACGGAACGAAAATCGTTTCGCTTAACGAGGAGACAATACGTCATCTTGCCTGCAAGCCGCATCAGAGACTGACCGAATCCTGGACAGTACGCGGTCATTACCGCCATTACGCATCCGGAAAAGTTGGGTTTGTAAAACCGTATACAAAAGGAACAGGCAAAAAGACCGCAAAGACATATAAACTTGCAGAAACTATTTGATTTAATTCTTTTACAAGCTGCCGCTTCGCGGCAGCTTTTTTTGTGTTTATATGCAATTCGGCATATTGCATTTAAATAAATAAAGAAAGGAAGATGCAATATGGCATATTTGTACCACGTAACAACAGAAGAAAATGCGAAAAGTATACTTAAAAATGGCCTGATTCCGAAAATCGGAGAGAGAAGCCAGCTTGTCGGCGAAACAGAAAAATACGTGTACCTTTGCGGAAGAAAAGATGTTCCGTTCTGGTCTCTGATTCTGGATAAGCCGGTTGTTTTGCGGGTGGAAATGAAAGACGGAGAAGTTGATGAAAATAATGTATACCAATACAGCTATTATTCGGAAACTTTGACAGAAACTGCAATCCCTGCTGAAAGGATACGAAAAAGCCGGGTCTCAAGAAGCCTGACTGATGAGCAGATGAAAGACTTGGCGCTGTCGTACGTAGATATGATTTCGCTTATATGTGTTAAGTTTGCGGAATACATTACATATATTGACGATGAGCCTGAAGAAGAGGCGACGGAAGACAGACAGGCAATAGAGCTGACGATTGAAGCGTTGAAGTTCACGTTGCCGCACTTAAATTTCTCAGGCGTAAACGCAAAAATGCTGCGTGACCATCTGCACGAAAGAGGAGATGGCGGGTGCACCTTGTGTGACAGGTATGAACCAAACTGGAAGGAAGGAGAAAAATATATCAGATTGTATGACCTTCTGAACAGTCATCCTCTGGCGACAAACAATACAAAATGGCTGTACAAATGGCTGAAAAAAACGTTCCCGAGACGCCTTCGTGTTGATACTGGCGGCTGGACGGGCTGAAATTATGCACTGCTGAAAAGCGGTGCTTTTTTTGCGTGAATAGTGAATTCAGCATATTAAATTTGACAAGGAAAATCTTATTTTCACAAAGAAAGGAAGAAAAAACATGAAAACAATATTATATCATGTAACAAAAGCAAATCTTGTTGACTCAATTTTCAAAAACGGATTAGTTCCATTCATCGGACCAAGAAGCTATGTTTCAGGAGAGCAAGAAGCTCATGTTTACTTATGCGATAAAGAAAGCGTTCCAATGTGGAAAGCTCTTCTTAATGCCGATACTGTTCTCAGAGTCGTAATAGATGACAGTATCTTAAGAAATGACAAAATATGCCATTTCTGTCAATATACAGGCTATTCTGAATATTTCTTAGTTAAGCCAATTGCTCCAAAGAATATTTGCGTCAGCCGCGAAGAATTCGTGCTATCTGAAGAAGAAAAGTATCAGATAATGATATCTAAAATTGAAGAAATCACAGAACTTTGCAACGCTTATTTACATGTGATAGTTTTGCCAAATTCAAAGAGCACAGAATCAAAGTTACGTTTCCTGAGTAATCTAAGTCTAACTGCGGCAATGATAAAAGAAACAATTGAAAAATTCGATTACAATGAATTGCCAATGGATTATATTCTGGACTACATATCTTCTGGTGAACAGACATTGTTTACGATGGTGCAAGCAACGCCGAAAACACAGTTAATGCTTTACGATTTGCTTAAAACCTATCCAGCCAAAGACCCGAATGTATTATGGTTATATCATTGGGTTGATGAAGTCTTATCACAAAGGATATATGATTACGCCAAGCAAAATGGATTCGCATGATATCACTGCCCGGAAATTTTTCCGGGCTTTTTTTGTCGTCCATCCTCGCCCTTAATTTTTTTCGCAAAAATATACCCTTTTTTAAAAAATTTTGCATATTAAATGTAAATACAAAAAAAAGAACACAGGAATTCAAAAAAAAAGGAGATAAAAATGCGTAAAAAAATATTATTACTGACACTTACATTATCCGCAGTAATGCTGGCAGCTGGCTGTGGTAAACCAAAAACAGTTAAGGAGGACATCGTAACCGAAAGCGAAGAAAAAGATACAGTTGATATTACAACTGACCCGACTAATTCTCCGACACCAACAATTAAAACGGAAGACGACTTCACGGAAGAAGATTTCAAAAACGCAGAATATGTTACAATAGACAATGTAAACGTGAGGGCAAACCCGGACGCAAATTCTGATATCATAAGCAGCATGGAAAAAGGGTCACGGGTTAAGGTATCCGGACGTGAAGAAGACAAAGAAGGCAATAAGTGGTATAAAGTATCTGCTGATGATTCAGGCACGATTGGATATATGTCAACGAAATATGTTAACATTGTCCATAAGAAAGGAGATACAGCGAAATGAGAAAAGGTAAAGACCCAAACAAGAAACCACCGACAAAAAGACAGAAGATTATCTGGACTTCATTCATCGCAATCTGTGTTTTGATGATAGCGGTAATGATATGCGGGGTTTTCGGGCTTAAGAAAGCAAAGCTATTTAAAGATAGTGCCAAGGAAGTTAAATATGAAAAATTCCTTGAAATGATTGATGACAAAAAGGTCAAAGACATCAAATGGTCAGAGGATGAAGAGACCATTACTTTCAGAGACAAGAAAGATAAGTCTTATACAACAGCCAATCCGAAATATGAAGACTTTAAAAAAGATATGCTTGAGAAAGGCATTGAAGTGAAAGAGGAAAATGGCCTTGGAAAATACGAAACACCGATTATGATGGGTGTGCAGATGCTGATGTATATCATTCTCTTCGCAATTATGATTAAATGCACCGGCATGGGTTCTTTAATTGCCCCGAAAGAGGCAAAAGAAGCAGAAAGTAATGTCAAGTTTAAAGATGTTGCCGGTCTGGAAGAGGTCAAGGAAGACCTGATGACAGTAGTTGATTTCTTAAAGAATCCTGATAAATATAAAGAAGCCGGAGCTGAGATTCCGAAAGGTATTCTCCTTTATGGCCCTCCAGGCACTGGAAAAACACTTCTCGCAAAGGCTGTTGCCGGTGAGGCTGGTGTAAAATTCAAAGCCGTTTCCGGTTCTGACTTTGATGAAAAATATGTAGGCGTTGGAGCCAGCAAGATGAGAAAGCTTTTTGATGACGCAAAATCAAATGCGCCATGCATCATTTTCATTGACGAGATTGACTCAATGGGAGGAAAGAGACATTCAAAACAGAGCAATTATGACAGACAGACATTAAATACACTGTTATCTGAAATGGATGGCTTTGATGGAAGTAATGGCGTAGTTGTTATCGCCGCTACAAACAGACTTGAAGACCTTGATTCAGCACTTACCAGACCGGGAAGATTTGACAGTCATTTTGCAGTAAGTCTTCCGGCGACAGCAAAAGAAAGAAAGCTTATCATCAACCTGTATGCAGAAAACAAAAAATTTGCAGAAGATGTTGATATGGAAGCGTTTGCAAAAGAAACTATCGGAAACAGTCCGGCATCAATCAAGACTACATTAAACGAAGCGGCAATCATTGCAGCGAGAAGAAATAATGGTATTATCAACCGTGAAATCCTTGATGAAGCATGGATGAAACAATTGATGGAAGGACACTTAAAGAAGAATGCCGATAAAGACAATATTGAACTTGTCGCATGGCATGAAGCAGGACACGCCCTGGCTGGTCTCCTGATGGGACAGGATTTAACAAAGGCTTCAATCATCCCGTCAACCTCCGGAGCAGGTGGAGCTACATTTATCACCCCGAAGAAACTTGGTTTATTTACTGTTGATGATTTAAGGGAGCAGGTGATTATGCTGTATGCCGGAAGAAATGCTGAACGGTTATTTGCAGCAGAGAACAATATGACAGAAAACGGTGTCACAACAGGAGCCTCAAATGATATTGAAAAAGCAACAGGCATCATTAAAAAAATGATTACCGAGTATGGAATGAGTAAAAAATTCGGGCTGCTTAATCTTGAAGAGCTTGACGTAAAGCCTGATGTGATTACCGAAGAAGCGGTTAAGCTTGCGGAAGAATTAAATGAAGAGTCTTTCAATATGATGAAGTGCAACGCGGACAAGCTTAAAAAAATTGCTGAAAGACTCGTAGAAAAAGAAACTTTAACAGGAAAGGAGATAGAGGAGATTGCAGGATAATAGTTTTATTACAAAAATGACCGGCCGCGGCGAGCTACCAATCGGTAAGATGCCAGGTTTTGAGCCTCCGGGTGATGAAACACATGAAATCATTCTGGAAAGGTTTAAAAAACAGATGAGAAAAGAAACAGTGTCTACTGTATTCTGGACTATCATGAGTCTGCTTTTTATAATTACTTATATCGTTATGTATTTCAGGATGGATGCAAAAGCAGACGCAAAAAAAGGTATCCTGGTGGCGCTGGCAGCTTTCGTTGTGATTGCTGTAGTTACTATTTACAAATATGCGTTTATTGACAAAAAGGCTGATGCGATTGTTAATGAAAAGAAGTATAAGGTGGCACCGGCAATGATACACCACATAATGCCGGGATTCGGAACAAGGCTTGGGAAGCTGACCGTCAAGATATGCGATGCAGGCGACGACAATGTCGGGAATGTTTACAATTATGAATTCGTTATAAATAAGAAGGTTTCAAAAGCATACAGAAAAAATAAAGATATTATTCTAACAGTTATTGAGATTGATAAGCAGAATGAATTGTACAACCTGACATACATAGACGAGGCTGACAAGGATGATAAAGATGCAGCTGAATAAGATATATAGGAGTGAGACATGGAAAAGCGCGATAAGAAATATCGCGCTTTTCTTATTTTTTTGCGAAAAACTTTGTAAAAATAGTTTAAAATCCGAACAAAAAAAATATTTTTTCTGCATATTGTATATGTACAATTTGAAAGGAGGTGTTGTTGTGACAAAAGAAGTAGCAGAGCTTCAAAAAATAATTGATAATCACGACAATATTGTATTCTTTGGAGGCGCCGGAGTATCAACCGAAAGCGGCATCCCTGACTTCAGGAGTAAAGACGGGTTATATAACCAGAAATACAAATACCCGCCGGAGACAATCCTGAGCAATATGTTTTTCTACAGACGTCCGGAAGAATTTTTCAGGTTCTACCGCGACAAAATGATTTGCGATACGGCAAAGCCGAATGCAGCTCATTTAAAGCTTGCAGAGTTAGAGCATGCCGGCAAGGTCAAGGCGATTGTCACACAGAACATTGATGGCCTGCACCAGATGGCTGGCAGTGAGAACGTGCTTGAACTGCATGGCAGTATTTACAGAAATTACTGCAAGAAATGCGGCAGGGAATACGGTCTCGACGCCGTAAAGAATTCTGAAGGAGTTCCGAAATGTGAATGTGGAGGGATAATCAAGCCTGATGTTGTATTGTACGGCGAAAACCTGAACGACGATGTCATGAACAGGGCAGCGAGAGCAATCAACGAAGCCCAGGTGCTTATTGTCGGAGGTACTTCACTGTCAGTATGGCCGGCCGCAAGCCTTATTGATTATTTCCGCGGCAATCACCTGATAGTGATTAACAAAACCCCGGCTGAAAGGGACTCGTTCGCAGACTTGGTAATCCGTGAACCTATCGGTGAGGTTTTTTCGCAAATTGTTGCGAAAAAATAATTTTGAAAAAAAATCAAAAAAAAGTGTTACAAAATTTTTTTTATTTTGCATATTAAATATGTAAGCAAAAATGAAATAGAAATAATTAACCTCGAGCCTTGCCGGAAAGGTAATCCTCCTGCCGATTTTTATTTGTATTTTCATTTTGCAAAATATATATAAGCGCATAAAAGAAGCGCAAAAAATAAATCTAACAGGAGGAAAAACCAATGCAGAATAAAGCAAAAAGAAAAATTGATTACAAGAGGGTAATGTGGTGCCTTGCTATGATTGTGCTGGGAACTATGATGTTTATGGTTCCGGCGTTTGCCAAAACTGTAAGTGCAAATAAAACAATGACAAATCTTATTGGTTTAATGTGTTCTATGTTTAAATATGTTGGCGCTGCAATTTTTGTTTGGGCAATCATCCAGTTTATTCTTGCAACAAAGCGTTCAGATGCTGATTCTAAAGCAGATGCAATACAGACCGCTGTTTGTGGTATTGCGCTGATGGGAATTGTACTTGTCGTAAACGCACTTGGTATCGGAGCTGCTATTGACGGAGATGATAATAGTAAGTTTACTGACGATAAATTAAAAGACTCAGCAACATCATAACTTAACGATAATAATAAAGCAAAAGGCAGGCTTTTATAAGCCTGCCTTTTGCTTTGTCAAAAATCCGCAAAAATTTGAGACAATTCAGAAAATAATGTATAATAATATAAAGAAAAAAAATAATAAAAAAATTAAGAAAGGAGACTCTCTTTATGAACGAAAATACGAAAAATACGTTAAAAGGTATATCAAAAATCGTATTGACGATAATGGCATATAGAACTTACGACGTTGCAAAAGTTATAAGTGCTGTTTTGTGTCTGATGGCAGCTCATCAGCAAATTACTTCCGGAAAAGCTACGTTTTTCCTTACTGTTGTATTGTATCTTTTTACATATCCAATGATATCAGTTATAATCTACCTCCTTTTGTTGATACCAAAATATATCTCCAAATTCATATTGATGTTTATGAAAGGTGGGAATGAAACTGGATTTGACGGATTTAATGGTTATAATGATTATGGATATGGTAACTCTGATGGATATTATGATTATGATGGGTATTATAGACGTGATTACGGTAATCAAAATTATAGCAATCATCAGTATCAGAATAATTACAATCAAAACGCTAGAAATAGCCATCAAAATTCCAATAGTTCAGATGATAGTTACAACAGAGCATATGAGGAATTCAAGCGGCAGTATAATCAGTATTATTATCAGAAGAATAATGCAAATTCCGGAAACGGCAGCCAAAACAGCAATAGAGGTAATTCATACAACAATAATCGGTCATCAGGAAGCACATCTCATGTAAGCGATTATGAAAAAGCTTTAAAATTCTACGGCTTAAAAGTTCCATTCACAGAGAAAGAATTAAAGGAAAAACGTAGAAAGATGATGAAAACAGCGCACCCTGATGCTGGAGGCAGCACTAATGAGGCGGAAACAATTAACCAATATTATGATATTTTGAAAAAATATGCGAACTAACAGGCAAGAATTTTGCATATTGTATATGTAAAATTTTACAGAAAAGGAGAAAAAAATAATGAGTACTTCAAAAAAAATTACTTTAACCCTCATTTGCCTGCTAAGTATTATATTAGGAACCGGATATTTTCTTGGCCTGGCATATTTTCAAACACATTTTAAAATCGGAACAGAAATAAATGGTTTTAACTGCTCGTTCAAATCGATAGACGATGCAGATGCATTGCTGTCGCGGGAAGTGCAGAGCTATGCGATGGCTGTTAACACCAGAAACGGAGGCGTAGAAAAGATATCTGCAGATGATGTCGGAATGGCGTTCGCCGGAAAAGATGAACTGATTGATATGGTAAATCATCAGAATTACAATTTATGGTTCCTGCCTGAGAATACAAACGTCACACTTCCGGTTGGGTGCTATCAGATTGATGAAACAAAAATGGACGAAGAGTTTAACAGCCTGAAATGTATGAACGATATGGTGAAACCTGAAAGCGCACATATCGTTGAGACCAATGATTTCTATCAGGTAGCATCAGCCGTAAAGGGTAACGAGCTTGACGTAAACAAAGCCCGTCAGATAATTGAAACAGCAATCAGGCAATGGCAGCCGGAAGTAGACCTGGAAGCATCAGAATGTTACATTGAAGCAGAAGATATTGATGAAGATGTATTGCAACAGAGATGTGACTTGTTAAATTCAATCCAGGATACAATCATTACATATGACTTTGGAGACAGGAAAGAGACAATAGACTTTGAAAAGATAAAAGATAAATTTATAAACAAAGATTATGAACTGAGTTCTAAAAAAATCCAAAAATATATTGAAAAGCTGGCAGAAAAATATGACACTGTCGGAGTTGAGAGAAAATTTGTCACGTTTGATGACAGAACCGCCAGTGTCACAGGTGGTGATTACGGATGGAAGATAAGTGTAAATGATACAGCGTTAGAACTAATGAACCTTATAACAGAAGACACGCTTGATGTCGTAAAACCAGTATACATTCAGACCGCCGCAAGCAGGATGAAAAATGACATCGCTCATTCGTATCTTGAAATTGATGCTTCAAATGATATTGCTGTGCTGTATGTTGACGGAAAACCAGTAGTCCAGTCAAAGATTAAAGTTAATGGAGACATCGCGACAGGCTGCTATAAAGTCCAGAGTAAACAGGACGTAACCGATGATGGAAGGATAAGAAATATTTCATTTGGAAACTCAAGCATTTATCAATATACAGGAAATGAGTCTTCCGGTTTTTCCGGCTCTGATGATATTTCAGGATTCTCATCAAATGGAGTGAAAGAAAATTGTGCAGCTGTGGACGAAACCGGTATGACGACAATTTTTAATACTATGCAGGATACATGGCCTGTAATCGTTTATAATAATGAAAATATTGGAGGTTAAGAATTTTATGGAAGATAAAAAAGAAAGTGACGAAAAAGTGAACAATAAAAAAATTATTCGTCATACTATAGTTGTATATTTGACAATAGCTGTTGCGACATTCACTGCAGTAGTGCTTTTATACTCATGTGTGCTTATAAACGCGTACATCCCGTCCGAATCTATGGAAACGACCTTAATGACAGGCGACAGGGTAATCGGCAACCGTCTCGCTTACAAATTTGGCCACGACCCGGAAAGATTCGATGTTGTAATATTCTATGCCCCTGATTCCGGTGAACTCTATATCAAAAGGGTAATCGGAATGCCTGGCGAAACAGTGACCATCAATGATGGAAAGGTTTATATTAATGATTCTGATACTCCACTTGATGATTCTTTCATCAGAGAACCAATGGAGACAGAAGGTAAAAGCACATATAAAGTACCTGAGGACAGTTATTTCATGATGGGTGATAACAGAAACGAGTCTTATGATTCAAGATTCTGGGACAACCCATATGTATCAAAAGATAAAATCGTCGCAAAAGCTTCTTTAAGATACTGGAAGGGTATCAAAATTGTTAAATAATGCCGTACTTAATAACCAGTCGGCAACAGAAACATTTTGACAAAAAATAAAACAGGAGGAAAAAGTCAAATGGATAAAAATAAGAAGACTCCCGAAGATGACTTAGAAGAGAAAAACGTCATAATCGGGGCAGAAGAAGCAGACGACGAAATAGAAGACGATGACCTTGAAGAAGATGACAGCTATGAAGAAGAAGCTGAGGAAGAGGAGGAAGAGCCCGAAGAGGAGCCATCAAAGAAATCAAAGCCTCAAAAATCAAATCCATCCAAGCCGCAAAAGGAACCAAAAAAGAAGGCCAAAAAGAAACAGGAAGAATATGAGGATGAAGAGGAATACGAAGACGAGTACGACGACGATGAATATGAAGACGACGATGATGGCGGCGGAAAGACAAAAATCATTATCATCGCAGTTGTGATTGCGGCTGCAGTCGCTGCGGCAGGCATCTTCATGTATAACAAAATCACAAAGGATAATGAGGCAGAGCAGCAGCGTCAGGAACAAATGGAACAGCAGCAGGTAGAAAATACACAGAAAGAAATCCAAGCTGAAAACGAAGCTGAAGCAAAGAAAAATGCGGAAGAAAATCAGGACGTAGAAGATGAAGAAGAAGAGGAAACTCCAACCCCGACAGAGGAACCTGCCGCTACATCTACTCCAAAACCGCTTCCAACAGCAACACCGACAGCAACACCTTTCCCGGAGGAGACAACTGATGATGATGTTTATCACACACCTGATGATGATAACGATGGAGTTGTAGACGTCTCAAATGAAGGAACAACAGGTGGAATATCAAATGACACAGAAAACACACAGCCAGAAGTGACACAGGCACCGGCAGGTGTTATCTTTGTAGGAGATTCAAGATTCCGTGCTATGGCCAATATTGCAACCGATAACTCAGACCTTTGGGAATGCTCTTCAACCGGTGATTATAACTGGCTGACAGGAACAGCATTTACAGATGTAGACCCGAGAGTAGGAAAAGGCACAAAAGTATTTATCAGCATTGGAATCAATGACCTGACACAGTATCAGTCTTACGCATCAGCAATTGTCGCGAAAGCTCAGGAGTGGAATGCGAAAGGGGCAACGGTTTACTTTGTATCAGTCGGCCCTGTAGGTTCTGACAGCTATATCTTAAACCAGGATATTGTAAATTATAATACATACCTGTATCAGAGCTTTGCAAATGCAGGAGTTTATTATATTGACGCATACAACTATCTCGTTCAGGCCGGATACGACACGACTGATGGAGAGAACTACACAGATGCCACAAGCATGGCATTATACAACTACATTAACAGCCTTATCGGACGGTAAGACTATACAAAATACAGCCAATAAAATTGGCTGTATTTTTTTTGTAAAAAAAAATGTAAAAAACGAACCAAAAATTTTTTTTTCAGCATATTGTAATTGCGAATATTTTGATAGAAAAGGAGGTTGTTTACAATAGGCGGGAACGCGCTTGCCCGTCATTAAAAGTAAGACAGCGCCCGCCTGATACACGCGAAACAATCGCGGTATCGCAAAAAAAAAGAGAAAATGAAGAAGAACCAAAAAATAGGAGCAAAAGAAAGCAGGCGTAAAAGGAAAAAGAAAAAAGGGATATCAGCCAGCGATATAGTGTTAATGCTGATATTTATAATAGCGCTTGCAGTAGCTGCTTTTGCCGGATACAGACTGTATTCCATTATGATGGAATATAAAGCCGGCGTTGATGAGTATTCCCAGATTGCCGATACGGTAGTCAAAGAGAGGGATGCTGACAAAGAAAAAATTAAGAAACTGAAAGATGCAAAAACAGGCGAGGAAGCCAAGCACTGGGAATCACCGCTTGATATCGATTTTAAAGAACTTAAATCTATCAATCCGGATGTAGCCGGATGGATATATATGGAAGCTCTTCCTGATATCAGTTACCCGATTGCCCAGGGTGATGATAATGAATTCTATTTACATCATACTTATAAGAAGGAATCCATTTTTGCAGGTTCAATTTTTGTTGACTGTAAAAACTCAAAAGATTTTTCTGACCAAAACACAATTGTGTATGGCCACAACATGAAAAATGGCTCTATGTTCGGAACCCTTAAAAACTATAAGTTGCAGGAAACGGTAGACAAGAGTCCTTATTTCTGGATTATTACAAAAAAAGATGCATATAAATACAAAATCTTTTCAATATATACTGCCAATGTTGACGGCGACACATACACCTTAATAAAAGGCCCGGGAAAAGAAACCGTTGAGTATGCAAATAACATGAAGGCAAAATCAAATATTGATATGGGCGAGTTTGATTTTAAGGAAACTGACAAAATCGTCACATTGTCAACCTGCACTGGAGATACAGCGACAAGATTCGTTGTCCAGGGAGTAAGAGTTGAGCCAGAATAAGCTGCAAGAAGGCTGCCGCAACGGAAGAAAATCCATAGAATCATTTTGGTTAGCCTAATCAGAAAAAAAATAATTTCACGGAATTTTCAAAAAATGTTTCAAAATTTTTTTTATTTGTCATATTAACAATAAGCAGCTGAGAAATCAGTTTCTTGCAGTCCGAAAAGCTGCAAAAGAACCAGCAAAAAAAATATCGCAAAAAGCGAAAAACAAACAGGAGATAATAAAAATGAAAAATAAAATTATTTCAGCCATGCTCGTGGGCATGTCAGCTACAATGGCTGTACCAGTTACAGCAGTAATGGCAGCAGAAGGAGAACCTGCAGCCACAGAAGCGACCGCAGCTGAGGCCGCAGTAACAGAAGAGGCCCCTGCAGAAGAAACACCTGTAGAAGAAACTCAGGCCGAAGAAGCTGCTCCGGAAAATGAAGCAGAAGAAGTTCAGGAAGAAGAAGCTGTTCCTCAGGTTGACGAGAACGGAGAAGTAACAGAAGCCGCAAAAGATGCAGCTACACCTGCAGATTTTAGAGAAAAGCTTTCAACACTTTCTTTCTCTGCTGAGGTATTCGGAAAATATGCTGACAAACTGACAGCATACGCAACAAGCGATGCTGTAGACAAGAGCAACCTTTACAATTGTGAAATGTCAGTATTAGACCAGGCAGAACGCTATGCTAATGGAGAATCCGGAGAAGCAATTAAAGCAATCAAATATCAGATTGCATTAGAGTTTGAAAAGGTTTATGGCGAAGATGCATTCCTTCCTGGCCGTGATATCAGAAAAGCTATCCTTGAAGATTTAGGAAAAGCTCAGGATTTTACAGCTTGCACAACAATCGCAGAGGCAGACCAGCTTTACAAAGATAATGAAGGTATTGTAACTCTGCCAGTTGATATGATTAAGAAAGATGACGGAGATATCTCTGTAAATCCAAATCCTGGAGAAGGCGAGAACAAGCCAAGTACTGGAGGCGATGGAACAGGCACCGGAACTGAAGGTGAAACTAAGCCGGAGCTTGATACATATGTTTCAGGAATCCAGGACTACGAAATCAAAGTCGGAGAAGACATTGATACATCATCCATTTCATATAATGCAGAGCATATTTCATCCGTTGAACTTGACTCTTCTAAGGTCGACAATACAACAGTTGGTACATATACAATTTCATATATAATCAAGGGTATTGACGGCAGAGTAAAGACAATTGATAAACAGTGTGTAGTAATTGAGAATTCAGAGTTAACAGCTTTAAGAGCAGAAATGTGTGCAAAAGCAGACGTTTTATTTGAAGGAAAATTCACTGAGCAGGCTTATGCAGCAGAATGGAAGACTGCACTTGATGATGCAAAAGCTAGAATCAATAAACTTGGAACATCCGATGCTGAGAAAATGCAGGGTATTGTTGATGAACTGACTAAGACTGGACAGGATATCCTTGACAGACAGCAACTTTATATCGCTCAGACGGGATATGTAAAAATCTTAAAAGAGTATTACAGCTCACTTAAATTTGAGACAGATTCACAGAAAAAAATGGCAGATGAGACATTAAATGCCACAGTTGATAAGATTTCCAAAGCTACATCTATTGATGCAGCATCAAAAGCCCTTGAAGATGCAAAGGCAGCATTAAAAGATATTGCAGAACAGAAAGAAACAACTCTTGATGAGCTGAAAGAAGCTGCAAAAGCTGAGATTAATGATAAAGCAAAAGTTATCAACGACAGCACATCAATCACAAGTGATATAAAAAATGCATTCATTCTGAAAATTGATTCATGTACAGACGCAAAAGCAATTGAGTCAGCAAAGAACTCTGCTGATGCTGCATTTACAGATGTTGTTGCGGTAGTAGGCGGAGACATGGCTTCATTCGTTAATCTCTTCAAAGACTTAAAGGGTATTTCTCCGGATGGAGACACAACAGCAATGATTGACGTTGTTATCAACCTTGGCGCTCCGAAAGATATGAAAGATGGAGCAAACAGAGTTGAAGACGTATGTATCGCATTAGCAAATTCTGCAGAACAGTTCATCAAATATTTAAATGTTTGCGCAGGCCAGGAAGTTAAAGGCAAAACAAAAGCAGAAGCATATGCATCATATATGGAACTGACAAATGGAAATTCAGAAAGAAAAGAGCTTGAAAAAGCTAAAAAAGCAGCAAAAGAAGAACTCGACAAAGCAATTGATGCAATTGACGACTCAACAGAAGAAATTAAGAAGAAGAAAGCAAGCGTAAAAGAAGATGTCCATAACTTAATTGACAAATCTGAGTCTATGAATGACCTTGACGCAAACCTCAAGTCCGCAAAAGAAGCTGTAGACGCCCTGATTAAAGAAGTACAGGGAGAAGGAGAACTGAAAGACCTCAAAGAGGCTGCTAAAATTCAGATTCAGTCCGTTGTAGATGACCAGAAAGATGAAAAGCTTAAAGCAATCCTTCAGGATATCGCAACTCCGGCTCTTGAAAAAATAGATGCAGCTAAAACTCAGGAGGAAATTACTTCAATCCTTGAGGCATATCAGAAAGACATTCAGACAGCAATCGATACATACGCAAAAGATAAAGAACTCGCAGCAGCACAGGCCGCAGCAGTTAAGAAACTGGCTACACTTGAATCAAAAGCAAAAGCTGATTATGTAACAGAGGATATGAAGAAAATCATCACAACAGCTAAGGAAGAAATCCAGAAAGCTAAGACTGTTGACGATGTAACAAAACTGTACAACCAGGCAAAATCTGATTACAATACAGCATACGTAACATCCATGAGAGCAGTTTATGAAAAGAAACTGGATGCTCTGTTAACAGATAATAAGTTTACAGATGCAACATATCTTGAAAAAGCTAAAGAAGTAGTAACAAAGCAGAAAGCAAATTTAAAGCAGGCTGCAAATGAAGCAACAATGCAGGAAGTATATAAAGTAGCAAAAGAAAACGTTGAAAAACTTGTAACAGCACAGTCCACAGCTGCTAACTTAGCGCAGGTTAAAGCAAACGCAATCCAGTCTCTGCAGAATGGATATCCAAATCCATCTTCCGCTACAACAAAAATCTTAGAGAAATATATTAATAAGATTAACAGTGCGACATCAGAGACAGAAGTAAATGATATCGTTCAGGAATGCAAAGATGTACTTAAGAAAACCGGAATTGATTATAACAACAATAACGGTGGCGGAAACAATGGCGGTGATTCTGACGTGACACCTACACCTGGAGCTGGAATTGATTCTGATGTTACACCTACTCCAAGCAATAGCGCAACACCGAACGGCGGTACAACAACAACATTACCTGGCGGCGGAAGTTCAACTGGAACTGGCACAGGTTCAACAGGAACTGGCGATGCATCCCAGAAAGGAACAAGTGATGTATCCGCAGCAGGAAATGTAAAGACCGGCGATGAAAATATGGGAATTATCGCAATGGCAGGAGCTGCTATCCTTGCAGCAATCGCAGCAGCCGGAATTTCCCTTCGTAAATTTCTTAAGAAAGACGAATAATTAGCATATATGCTAAATGCCAGCGGTTTTTTGCCGCTGGCAAAAAAAATAAAGAAAAGAGGAAAAAGAAATGAAAAAAGGATTGATTGCGATTGTTGTAGCTGCAGTGGTAGCCGTTGGGGGTGCTGGTGGATACATGATGTATCAAAAAAAAGCAGAAGAAAAAGCCTACAACGAAGAAGTTAAGCAGGCAATTAACAGCCTCCCATCTATTGTAGTATACGAAAAAGAGGACTTGCCAACTGTTGAGTCCGAATTTGCAAATGCCGGAAGCTGTATTGATATCAATTCCGTAGAGCCAGACATTAGCAATGTATATACAACTGAACCTGGTGAATATGAAGTAAAGTATACATTCAAAGACTCAAAAGGAGAGCAGAGAACAGCTACTGTCCCCTGTGTTGTAAAGCCTGAGTTGTCAATGCATGTAACCGGAATGAAAGATATTGAGATTGACAAAGGTGATGACCTGCCGACTGAATCTGGATGCGAATATGACGACCAGTATGTAAGCTCTGTAACATTAAACACCGAAAACGTAGACAATGAGGAAGCTGGAACATATGATATTTCATATACTATTCTTGGTGTAGACAACGACATGAAGACAGTTGATGGATATACATGTACTGTAAACGAAGTGGCAACACCAACACCGACACCTACTCCAAAACCGACAGCTACACCTACTCCAAAACCGAAGAAGGACAAAAAAGATAAGAAAGATAAGAAGAAAACCGAAGCAGAAGTTACTCCAACAGTAAAACCGTCTGACGGAACAGAAGTTGGAAATGTTGAAGTACAGAATAATGTAGTAGAAACAGGTGATGAAAACAATATCTTTGCAATCGGCGCTCTTATTGTAGTATGTCTTGCAGCTGCAGGTGGAGTAATTGTTTATAAAAAAAAGAAAGATAACAAGTAATTGTTAGGAGCGGGAATATTCTCGCTCCTTATTTTTTATTTTTTTTCAAAAAAAATGTACTCGTTTTATATTTTTTTAGCATATTAAAAGTGATGACAATATGACAAAAAATAACCACTCGAAAGGAGTAATAAAAAAATGGCAGAAAAATTTTTATTAGAGATGGCCGAGACAATCAAAGCCTCAATTCCTGGCAATAATATCCAGATTGAAGACCAGGAAAATAAAGCTGTAATTTCCGGAGATATGGAATGCGGCATTAAAGGCATTAATGTAAGCATTGAGTGCTCTACAAGTACAATTAAAATTAAAGGAGCACGAGAATATAAGTATCCGATAACTGAAGCGTCAAAAGACATTTTTCAGCAGGAAATGATAAAAAAATATAATGGGGATTACAACATCTATGCAAGCGGGCAGATGCTGGCGTTCTCAAAGTTCTTCTCCTATCAGACCTCAAATGAGGCAATAAATATTACTAAAAATGCAATTGCAGCAATGCAGGATATGGTCGAAGAGTTTGAAAATAAATGTGTCAACTTTATGGAAAAAACTGAAGACGATTCATCCGAAAATGAAGAATATAACCCGGAAGCAAATGTAAATATCGTAAATGTTGATAACAACTATCACGCAGTTTCAATGACAGAGCAGGACAACCAGGCCTATGATGATGAGCATAAAAGTTTCTCAGAGGAAATCTTTGATAAGCTGGTCACAAGCATCGGAGGAAGAAGGGTAGGAAATGAAGTAACTGTTTCTGATGAAGAATCAGGGAAGATTACCAGATGCGTTTTATTCCCTCTTGACGCTGAAATCCTTGTATCCGTATCAACAAATGTTTCACATGATATCGGTGCAATGTATGCGTCGTTCATTAATGCAAACTATCCGGAGCTTAGAAGTGCTTATGACACAGACAATGAACTGTTTACTGTAAGAAGATATTCTTCTCCGGATAAATATGCACCGGAAGAAACTGAGGAATACTTAAAAATGTGCAGTACCGCAATTGATGCTTGCGTACAGAACTACAAAGCAACATTGACCAAAAAAGACTCATCTGATTTCGCATCAGATGTGCAGCAGATTCTGGCAGAACAGACAGAAACCGTTGCCGAAAGAGAAAAGGTTGTGGCATCAAGGGAAGAAGCAATGGCTCAGAAAGAGCAGGAAATCCTTGCTCGTGAGGCGGAACTCAATAAGAGATTAAAAGAAGTTGAAACCGAAAAAGCAAAAATGCAGGCAGAGGCTGAAAAGGAGCGGAAGCGTCTTGAAGAACATGAAAAAGAGATGCAGGACAAAATCAAGGAATACGAAGACAGAAATACAAGAGATATCCTGAATATCCAGCAGCTGGCGAATCAGGTGGCCGCGCTCCAGAATAGACAGAATGCCTTAGGAAATGTGGACAATGATGCTGAGGAAGAAATCTTCAGAATGAAATCCAAGGTGCAGCAGTTGACATCCCAGAAAATCGCCCTTGAAAGCAAGCTGACTGAAAAAATCAATCTTAAAGAAAAGCGAATCAGAGAACTGTCTGATACTATTTCTGAAAAGAACGCTGAAATCAGTAAAATCAATTTAAATATTGATGATATGGTGCAGAGTAAGGTTACAACAGAACTTGGAAAAACCGAAAAGAAGATGAAATCCATGGAATCTCAGCTTAAGGAAATCGGACACATCCTGACGCCGGAAGACCTGATTGAATATCTCGAGCAGTATGATGATATGGAAATCAAAAAATTCCATGCACCAAATGCCGAAGTTGTTGCATATAACGACGGAGCATTGGAAATCAGAATCAGAATCGGTGATATGAACTATGTTGATGTATCAAGGGAGGCTTCTTTAAAAGACCAGGTGCTGAGAGTATTAAATTCAAAGCATGGTGATGTTAAGTTTTTCAGCAAAGATAACAAAATCATAGCGCGAGCATATTTCAAGAAAAATGCCTCCACAGCAGATGTAGATGACCTTATTGCAACATTATCATCTAATTTCAATAAGTAAGGAGGGATATAGATAATGGATAAAACAGTTATTATTTTGATTGGCGCAGGTGTTTGTTGTGTTGTTATTGGTTTTGCCCTGTTTGTTAAACTGTTGACCACAAAGTCAAATGACGATGACGAGACAACAGGAAACAGAAAACTGCTGGATGAGGAATATGCAGAGAACTTCAAGGAATGCTTTGAAAACACCGGAAACATTGAAGAAGCCCTTGAACAGTTAGCACAAATTTATCTTGACAATCAGTTTATGTATAATCTGATTGTAAGTGCATTGGACTACATCAGGGATGAACAGGGCGATTACGAAACCGCTCTTGAGAAAATTAATGTTGACAGTGATGTAACAATTATGAAGATGCATAACGATGCAATCAAAAAAGCGTTAAATATTGATACATCTTCAACATCATCAAAGAAAAATAAAGCTAAAAAGAAAAGCAAAAAAATGATTGTTGAAGAAGAAACTTTTGACGATGAAGACGAAGAGTCTGAAATCGAACCGGAGCCAGAACCAGAACCAAAGCCTGCAAAAAAGGCTGTAAAAAAACAAGTAAAGAAAACAAAAAAATATGAGCCAGAAGAAGAGTTTGAAGAGGATGATGAAGAGGAGGAAGAAATCCAGCCAAAGCCAGTAAAAGAGCAGCCGGCCCAAAAACCAGCTCCGGTAGATATGGATAATTTTGATGACGATGACCTCGACGACTTCAAGATTGGCTAAGGAGTGTAAAATATGGATAACAAAGTTAAAGCCATAATTGGCGTGGCAATATTAGCAGTCGGGGTTATCGGTTTTAATACAGTATCAAAAGAACTGAAGAAAGACCCGGTTGTTACTGGGATTGAGGCGGAGTTTGTCGGGGAAGTTGCCCCAGGGGAGACGTTTACAAAAAGGATGTTTTCCGTCCAAGGCGTAACGGATTCTGGAAGGCTTGTAAAATTAAACAATTTCTCTTCTGAAACAGAAGCCGCTGCTATGAACGGTTCAACATGCGAAGTTGAGATTAATTCGCAAGGATATACAGACACGGTAATAGTTAATATTACAAGAGAACCTGTTATGGAGAAAAATATTGGATATCCAAACGAAGAGGACGCAAAGGTTACATGCTATTCAAATGGAGACCTTGAGTTTATTGGAAAAGGAGATATCACAAATTTTAATAATGGTGTTCCACCGTGGGATGACTATGAATATTCTCATGTGTATATAGATGATACATTAAATGTTGAAAGCATGGACGGTTGGTTTACCGATAACCAGAATTTGGTTTACTGTACCAGCATCCCGAAATCAGTAAAAACAATGAAAAAAACATTTGCAGGCTGTATTGCATTAGAAAAAACCCCTGATTACTTCCAATGTTCAAATTTAAAAATCATGGATTATACATTTTCAGGATGTGAATCTCTTAAAGAAGCAGATGTAATCCCAGTAAATGTTACTTCTGCAAGGTATCTGTTTGAAGGATGTACATCATTACAAAAACCAATTTCGCTTGATAAAACAAGTAATTTAACAAATATTAACGGAATGTATAATGGATGCATAAATTTAAGGGAAGCAACAAAAATACCAGACACTGTAGTTTCAATGAGTGAATGTTACCAGAATTGCATCAATATTAAAGATGCTGTTAAGTTCCCGATTAATATACAGGATGCATCATCCGTATATGCCGGAGATACTGGTCTTGTTACAGCAGCAGCTATTCCAGAATCTGTAACAGATTTTTCAAACTGTTATGCGAACTGCTCTTCATTGTCTGGCTCTTTGGAAATTAATTCAGATACAAGCAATTTTGGAGGTGTCCTCCAGGGAGCTACAACAAACGGAGATAAGCTTACAATTTCAGGAAACAGTGGAAACCTGCTTGCCATCCAGAAAGATGCCGGAAATAGAAATATCGCACTTGCTGACCCTGAAGCGGCTTCCAAACAAAACGAACGAATGCTGAGAGAACAGGAGGGGTAAAAATTGAAGAAAGCTATAGTTTTTTTATGTTTTTTTGGTGGAGCGGCCTGTTTCATATCAGCTGGACTATACATCAATAAGAACAACGCAGGCATGATAAACACAACGCAGGAATCAGTCCAGAAAGTAAAAAGTCCTGAACTGTTATCTGATATAAATATGACTCAATATGTATCACTTCCGGCTTCGTTCTCAGATATTGATATCGTGGAAGACTTAGATAACATTGAGGTGACAGAAGATAATGTTAATGATATTATATATGATAAACTGTTAAGTACAGCAACTCATTTAAGTACTGCATCTGATGATGGAATCCTTCTAATGGTTGATTATACTGTTACAAAAAATGGAGCCGTCGTTGATACTCAGACAAATTTTAAACTTGGCTATAATCAGGACTCAGAATTGTATGACGAAAAATTTCACGACGCATTAAAAGATGTAGCAATCGGTACGCCTGTTCATATAGAAGATGTATTTTTTAATGGTAATGAAAATGCAACAGTAGACCTTACTGTCACAAATATCTATAATATGCCATACCCTGTCACAGATAACTATATCGGTGAAAACACAGAGTATCAAAGTTTATACGACATGAGGACAGAGCTAATCAACGATTCCAGTGGTGAAGCAAAACAGCTTGCAAGAACGCATACAATTAATACTTTAATTGACACCATGATGAGCCAGACTACATTTATTCAGCTTCCAGAAAGTCTTATTATGAAAGAGCTGGACGCCTTAAAGAGAGATAATCCAGATGCTACATATGAAGAGGCAAAGCATAGCTTATACAAAATCTTCTTTATCGCAACCGTTATTAAAGACTACGATGTTGCTACATTAACAGATATTGAAAAACGATATGCAAAACTTGATGATTCTGAAAAAGAAGGATTGTCAGATTATGAAATTGAACGAAAGAAATATCTGCTGTTTGAAGATGATGTTGTAACATGTATTTATAAAAAAGTACAGGTAAGCAGCGATGCAAGCAAATCAGGAGAGTCCAGTAGTGAGACAATCGTAGAAGAAGATAGCGCAGAAAACGAAGAACAGCCGTCAGGTGAATCAACAGATGATACAACAACCAGCCTTTCGGCTGATGATATAGCTTAAATATATTGACAGCAGGCAAAAAATGCCTGCTGTTTTTTTTATAAAAAAAAATAAAAAAAACGTTCAAAAAAAATATTATTTTGCATATTAATTCCGGCATATTGTATTGGAACACAAATATTGTCTTCGGCTAAAAAAAGGAGGTAAAAAAAATGAAAAAGACAATGTATTCTGCAATGAAAAACCTAGCAGAATATATTGCTGCAAGCCAGTCGTCTGACTTTGATGGAATATGGGATGAATGGAGCAGCAAATATAAACCGGAAGATTATATGGAATTACCGCTTAGGAAAATGGGAATGCAGTTATGTCAAATAGACAAAGCTGAGATAAAGAGTGTGCCAGAAAGAAGCTATAGAGACACAATTAAAAAGACGTTAAAACCTGGAATTAATAAGGAGGAGTTCGAAAATGAGCGAGAAGAATACTTCAAATCAGCAAGATACGACGAAGCAGAATGAAAAATATGATGTTGTATATAATAAAAATTCAGGATACAGCCAGAGCGAAGTTACAAAATTGATAAAAATATATCATATGGCGATGGCAGCCGGAGATAATGTAACCGTGCAGGATGCTTATACAAAAATATACTTTTTTATTGCAAAGTATGTATATAAAACACTGTGGGGCAATTACCATACATTAATGCAGAACAAGTACCACCGTGAAGATATAGTCCAGGACGTGTGGGTAAAAATTTTTAATGAGCTGAAAAACTTTGACCCGGACAAGGGTGCCCTCACTACTTTTATTACTCCGTGGATAAAGCACGTTGTGTCAGATTACGCAAGCAAAAACTTCAGGAAAACTTCAGTTTATTATGCGAATGCTATGACGAAGATAAATGGAGCTCAGAACTATTGTAAACAGTATGGCTTAAATTCAGATGATATTGAGACAATCATGAGTCTGACAGGATTGTCAGAAGCGACAGTAAAAAATACTCTTGACATTATGTCTAAAAAAGACAGCGTCTCATATGAAGCCTTAATTGATGCCGGTGCTGATTATGTTACACAGATTAAAGGGCCTGAGGAGTCAGTGATTGAAGCAGAATCAGAACGTAACCTTGGGGAGCTTCTCAGGGATGTGCTAACTGATGAAGAACTGCAATTGTTATCATTGCTGCTTAATCCGGAAAACGCAAACAAAAAGCATTCAAGCTACCGTGAAATCGCTGAACAGATTCCGGGAAGTAATATTCCTAAAATCAAGAGAAAGATTTCAAGGATAACTACAAAACTTAAAAACAATAAAAGATTTGCCCAGATGTATCCATACATTATCGCGCAAGAAAAAGCGCTGGAGGACAATTATATTCCAGTGCTGGATGATACAGATGAGGTTGATGAAATGTATGAAAATTTTGACGATATTGATGTAAATGATGGCTGGAGCAAGGCAAAAAAGAAAAAGAAATAATTTTTGCTGTATGCTTGCATGTAGGAGCGTATGGAACATATGATACACGAAAATCTGGAAGAAATATATGCCAAAAAAATACAAAAACAAAACCAGGAAAAACTGAAAAAACAGGAGTTTTCAAAGTCCTGGATTGGAAGAAGAAAAGCACAGGCAGCTAATGCCAAAGCTAAAAAAATATTCTTAAAACAAAGCGAAATATTGTAATTAAAGGAGGAAAAAATATGCTATTTTTTATTCTTATTCTTATTATTGCTGCTGCAGCAGCACTTGCGAGACAGATTCGGATTGTTCCACATCAAATGACATATGTTATTGAACGATTCGGAAAATATTATGACACATGGGAGGATGGCCTGCATGTTAAGATGCCGATTGCGGACAGAATCGTTAAAAAAGTTTCCAAAAAAGAACGCGTTTATGACTTCCCGCCACAGGATGTCATCACAAAAGATAATGTAACAATCAGCATTGATTCTGTTGTGTACGCTAGTGTCTTTGACCCGCAGAGTTATACATACAGCATTGATAATCCGATTCTTGGTCTGCAGAACCTGACAGCAACAACGCTCAGAAGCATTATCGGTTCTATGGAATTAGACCAAACGCTGTCATCCAGAAGTGAAATTAACCAGCATATGCGTACTGTCCTTGATGAGGCGACTGATGGCTGGGGCATCAGGGTATCTCGTGTTGAGGTTAAAAACATCAAGCCACCAGCTGAGATTGAGGAAGTAATGACAAAACAGATGCGTGCAGAGCGAGAAAGACGGCAGACAGTTCTTGAGGCCCAGGCTCATAAAGAGTCTGTCGTATCCAGAGCGGAAGGCGATAAGCAGGCAAAACTTCTTGCAGCGGAAGCTGAAAGGGATGCGCAGATTGCCCTTGCAGAAGGACATGCCAAGGCGATTAAGCTTGTATATGACGCTGAAGCGGAAGGTATCAAACGGCTTGTTGATGCCGGTATTGATGACGGCGTTTTAAGGCTGAAATCAATTGAGGCCATGAAGGACGTTGCAAATGGAAAGGCTACAAAAATCTTCATACCGAATGATTTGACCGGAAGCATTGGTGCTGCCGGCGTATTCGGGGAAGCATTCAGGGAGTTCAATGGAGTTCCTGGAGAAAATGAAAAAGAGATAAGAAAAAAATGTGTAACAAAACAGCTTAAGAAGGATGCATGCCTTGATGACGAAAAGTCAAGAGCGACATATGGAGCAGCAATGACAAATGCCAATATTGAACATGATTTGCATGATTCTGCATTTGAAGCTTAAGAAGCAGTGACCGCTTTCGCGGTCACTGCTTCTTTTTCTAAAAAATGTTATTTTTTAAAAATTATTTTGCATATTAGATGTGTAACAAAACTGAAGAAATTACATTTTGCCTGTATTTTGAGCCTGTCATTGCTGCTGCGGCAAGAATCTCACAAAATGATAACAGGAGGAATTTATATGGCAAGACATAATTATGTAAGAGTCATTGCATTCGTCAGAAAGGAGCCAAAATTTAAAGATATCATCGATGGCCGTGCAGGAATTGTCGGACTCACGACAATCATGAGCGGACGAGACTACGAAAAAGCAAAGACCGGTTATCAATTGAATAGTGTATCATTCTGTGCAAGGTCACAGGAGAAAGAAATTGTTGAAGAGATGGAAAAGCTCCAGCTTCTTGACATTGTGGAAATCACAGGATTTCTGGCAACAAGGGAAGTCGACAAAAAAGAAGAATGCCCGTTTTGCAATGCTGTAAACAGAAGAGTTGATGCATGTGTAGCCAACGGAAAAGTAAAATCCGGAGGTAACGAGATTTTCGTATATCCAATCACAATCAGGGTAAAACAGCACTGCAAAAGCGAGCAGGAAGCATTTGAATATCTCCACAAAAATAAGGAAGATGCAAATAGAGTGTTCATTCTTGGAAACCTGACCGGGCCGCCAATTCAGGGTGTGCTTCATGATGGTAAAAAACAGTACACAAGATTTCAGGTTGCCATCAACAGAAAATATTGTCCGAAAGGCGGCAATGAAATGTATGAGAGGACTGACTACCCCTGGGTATATTCATACGGTGATAAAGCACTTGAAGATTTTCAGAACCTTGAAAAAGGAGCTCTGGTCTTTGTTGACGGAGCCCTGCAGGCACGAAAATTTAAAGAACAGTACGTATGCGGAGTATGTGGCCAGGAATTTGATGTCAGAGGAAGAACACTGGAAGTGCTGTCATATGATACTGAATATTTAAGACTTCCAAGACCGGAATTTGAAACAGATGATGCAGACGACGAAGATGACGAATGACTTCACGCAGGGGCAAAGCCCCTGCGTTTTTCTTGTTGCTTTGAAATTGGCATATTAAAAGCAAAACAAAACAAGAAAGGAGTTTTTTATATGCGAAATTTTAATATGAACGCAATCAAAGATTTTTGGGAGGATTATGTAAATTCTTTTGTTGACACAAAAGTAAATCTGCGTAATGCAAAAATATGCCGGATTGACAGGATGAAAGGAGAGAATCTTATCATTCTTGCGACAGAGGTAGATACAGGATTACAGTATGAACAGAAAATGTCTGTTCTGCCTGCAAAGCTAACAAAAAGACTGGAACGTATCGGATGTTTTTATGAAATTGATAATTGCCGATATATTCCGACAGTAGATGTGAAGGGCAGGGTCATTAATGATTACTGTAAACCGTTAAAGTCTGAGGATGATACAAAAAGTACAATCGTGCTGAGCAGGTTTTCTGAAGATGAAGATGTAGCACGTCTTGCCAGACGTATGAAAAACGCAAGAAACTTGACCTTCGTTTCAAGACGGCCTTTTGAAGTTATGGACAGCTATGTAACATATAAATATACAAGCCTTGTCGGCATCAAATCTGCAAATAAGCAAACTCAGATTTATGCAATTGACATCATGGATGCTCTTTGCAAAAAAGCAGAAAAGACAAAAGCCTTTTCAGGTTATATTGACCAGCAGAAAGCCAATAATGTCAACTTTACATTTACATGTAATATTGACAATAGTTCATTGGCTTTAAAGGTATCAGACAGCATCACCGGAAGAAAGTCAATCCAGATTGACATTATTTCAAAAATTAATGGAAGGACGTATACCCTTGAAAGCATTGAGATTAACCATCGCAATACAAAATCAGCAGAGTGCATCGCCGATACATTATTCCAAAAAGTGTCACGTTATTTGCAAAATCCAGCCAATACCGAAGCGTCACCTGAAGATGTTGAAAAGGTCTGCCTGAAATACATACCACAGAAAGCGAGAACAGAATTTACAAAAGAAATCAGAAGAGAAGGGGTAAATGCTGTTGAAGCGGCGTATGATATGATTTCGTCAGGGCTTATCTTCAATCTGAAAGGAAAAGTTCACAAAACAAAAGAATATGATGCAGGAAAAAGAAAAGCAGAGATTGCTTTAGGCCAGATGATGGCTTCCAGATAGCATAAAAATTTTATCTCCACGATTACCGTGGAGATATTTTTTCGGCATATTGTAAATATACAAAAAGCAGGAGGTTATCAAAGATGGCAAACGAATACTCTAAAGAAAACGTATGGAAGATAATGGAAGACTCAAAAACTGTTAATTTTATCAGGGCAATCGGACTGCCTGACAGAAAAAATATCCGGATTGATATTGAAACATATACGACGATTGACGGAGAAGCGAGCCAGGAGCTCGTTGATGAACTACATATCCTGAGACAGGATATGACAAGAAGAACTGCGAAGACCTTAAAGAAGCTTGACGTAACTGCGGAAGAGCTGAAATGCGGGCTTTCTGATGAAAAAGCAGTAAAACAGGTATCTGAGTATCTTCATAAATATGACGGTGTTATTGTGTCATATGGAACATGTGCAGTGATATCAGATATTAATAAGATTGCCATGGAATTTCAGATTCCGCTTGTAGAAAATAACCAGTTTGATATGAAAAAGATGACAAAGAAATGTGATGAAGACTACCCTGACAAGTCTACGATAGAAAACACCAGGGAAGCATTAAAATACTGCTTAAAAAAATACAAAAAGATATACGCAGCAGAGAATAACAAAAAAGCCTGCACGCTGAATTATGCATATTATACTGAATTTGACACTGTGCGTATGTACAACGAATGGATTTGCTGCAATACATCAATCGGAAATATTTATTACGATACACTTTCGGAGGAATGGGGAATGACCAAAAAAGAAAGTAAAAAAGTCGGATTCTCTATTGAAAGTGTAGATACTGAGGATGTGAAGAACCAGCTGCTGAAAAAATATTACGTGAAAAACATGGAAGAGTTGAAAGAAAAGCTGAAAATCAGGTTCGAACTGAAAGAACAGCAAAAATCCGGAATCTCGGCGTAAGCCGTCGATAAAATCCTGCGAAAAAAAATCCGCAGGATTTTATTTTTTCTGGAAAATTTCAGCATATTGTATGTATCAAACAAAAGGAGAAAAAAATATGGCTAAAAATAATACTTTATATATCGTAATGCCGGCATACAACGAAGAAGAAAATATCGGGGATGTTGTGGCGTCATGGTATCCAAAATTAGAGCTTGCCGGAGCAAATTCCAGGCTCGTCGTAGCTGATAGCGGCAGCAGTGATAAGACACACGAGATTCTTGTTGAGATGAAAAACGAATACCCACAGCTGGAAATCCTTGAAGGAACAGACAGGCAGCATGGGCCAAAAGTTATTGCCCTGTATGATTACGCTATCAAAAACGGTGCTGACTATATCTTCCAGACTGATTCCGATGGACAGACAAAGCCTGAACAGTTTGACCGGTTCTGGGATATCCGTGAGCAATACGATGCCGTGATTGGGCACAGAACAAGAAGAGAGGATGGAAGAAGCCGTGCTTTCGTGGAGAAGGTGGTATGCATGATGCTTAAAATGTATTTCGGTGTTAAGGTGCCGGATGCAAATGCACCGTTCAGACTGATGAAAGCCGATGTTGTAAAAAAATATCTTTACAATATGGAGCCGGATTTCAATCTGCCTAACATTATGATGACAACATTTTTCGTATATTACGGCGAAAATGTTAAATTCAAGCCAATCGCGTTCAAGCCGAGGGAAAAAGGTACTAATTCAATAAACATCAAAAAAATTATCAAAATTGGATGGAAAGCACAAAAAGATTTCAGAAAATTTAAGAAAAAAATGGCTGAAAAATAATTTAAAAAAACGTTACACTTTTTAAATTATTTTGCATATTGAATGCGTAACAAAAAATGAGATTAAATCGGCCGCCAATTTTACGGCGGCATAAAGACAATGATACCGCGAGCTGCGCTCGCGTGTACCAAGCCTCGCAGAGGCTGACAAGCGAAGCCACAAGGCTGAGCGTAATACACCGCAAGGGCTGACAAACGACGACAAGGTCGGAGTGTAAAGCACGGACGGTTTCCCGCCCGTCGGTAAAGAACAAAAAACAGTAAGTGCCGTGAGGTGATTGCTGTGTAGCTATCAACTCCGTAATCCCTACATAGAGATTACGACGTGGCGTTAATGTGTTGTACAAAGAAGCAGTGTACGAAAGGATGCCTGTGGAAATGCATTGCGTCAAACTGAATATAGAGGTGTCACCCCTACCAAGGGGGCGCTCAGAGATACAAAACAGTGAGTTTGTTCGACACTGGATGCAGATAAGATGAAGCAGGGCATGAACCCTGCGATTAGTTGACATCGAGACAGAACAGAAAACGGAACCGGTATAGGATACGGTGGCCCCAATTGTTCCAGACCTGCAATCTGAAGCGTGATGAGAACGAGACATATGCCGCAGTAATGCGGAGCAAGCGCCGGGGCTTAGGTGTGTCGGCTG